AATCATCAAATTAAAAATATTAATAATAGATTGAAACAATTATCATCAAATAAAAAATTTAAATGTCTGACTTAAATTTTAGGTCGTTTTCCAAAGTGCTAATGGAGTAACTTACTAATTTTATGAAATCTTTTAAAAAAGATATTTTTGAACCTAAACTGAGATTTGTTATAGAAGAAGCAACTGGTGAAGTTGATGGCAAACATATTCTTGGTAAAGTAAAAGGTGAATTCTTTGTTCCAAATGGAATTTCCCGTAATAATCGTTTTTATTCTAAGGGTTTATGGGAAAAGGTTTGTTCTAATCCAAATATAGTTAAAAAAATGTCTGATAGAAGAATGTTTGGAACTATTGGACATGAACAAAAATTAAATGATACTGCTTTACTTGAAGGTAAAGTAAGTCATATAGTTACAAATTTATCCGTTGCTGGAGAAGAAGGTCTTGGAGAAGCACTTATTCTCGACACTCCTGCTGGTAGAGTCTTAAACACTATTTTAAGAGCAGGTTCAAAGTTATTTGTTTCCTCCAGAGCAGATGGTTCTTTTAATGGAGAACATAATGGTATCCCTAGTGTTGATGAAGCAACATATCAATTGGAAACATTTGATTTTGTTGTTGACCCAGGGTTTTTGGAAGCAAATCCTAGTTTAGTAGAACAACTTGAAAAAATTGATAATATTAATAAATCTAAAGGAGTTAAAATGGATGTCAATGAAAGTTCTTTGATGGATCGTCTAGCTAAAGAAAATGGTACACTTCGTAATGATCTTGAGCGTGCCACATCAGAATTAAATGATGTTAAAAATAAACACACAGTTATTGTTTCTGAAAACAATAATTTTAAATCTAAAATTGATAAACAACAATTTGCTGAAAAGCAATTGACTAAATATCGTTCTTTGGGTACTCCTGAAGAAATTGAAAAAGTTCTTGATATGTCAGAAGGTAAACTTAATAATTATAGAGAATTGGGTTCAGTAAAAGAACTTAATATGGCTCTTGATAAAGCCAATACTCTTATTGAGCAATATAAATCTATTGGAACACCTAAAGAAATTAATGAAGCATTAGATAAATCCATTGCTGTTGTATCTTCTTATAGGGAACTTGGTTCACCTGCTGAATTGAAAGAAGCAATGGATAAATTTGAAGAAAAGGTTAATAAAATTCGTGCAGCTGATTCAGCAGTTAAAATTGCTGAACTAGCAAAAGAACTTAAAGTTTCTGTTGATCATATTAAAACTGTTTATGGTAAAATTTCCGAAGCTGAAATTCGTAAATTGTTTTCTACATCTACAACACCTTCAATTACCAGAAATAATCCTGCTCGTACTTATGCACGTAGTTCAAATTCTACACCTAATACTAAAAAAGTAGAAAATACATCTACAAATAGTTTAGGTAAAATGTTTAATAAACCACTTGGTAATCGTTTGATGGAAACTTTTGCTTCTCTTGCACCAGATGCAGGTGAAGTAAAACCAAATCCAATGAATCAAAAGCGTTAATATAATCTTATTAGGTTAGTTATCTACACTATAGATAACATTCGATTTTAAAAATCTGAAATAGGCAGAACACTTCTTCTACTATTCTAAAATTAAATTTATGGAGAATAAAATGTCAAAACGTGTAGTGTCTATGGAAGAAAGACAGCAGACTACAATGAACAAAATGCAAAAGTCTGCTGAATTATATTATGATAAATATCGAGATCAAATGGATCTCCTTGAGCATTCTATTTTAGCTCAAGTAAAAAAGAATAAAGGTGGAATTCAAGCATATGATATTTATGCTCTTGGAAAACAACTAGAGCAATTTGAAGATCATATGGCTTTTAATGAAGAGCAAGGTAACGTTAACTTATTGGGTCAAATTCCTAATATCGCATTTGATGTTATTACTGCTGTTTTTGGTGCTTCTATTATACCTGTTGTTGCTTCAGTTCAACCTATTGATGAAGAACGTGGTACTGTTTATTTCAAGACTGTTCGTGATGCTACTACTAAAGGATCACAAACTGCTGGTGAAGTAACTGTTGACCCACGACAAAATGTAGTAACTCCAATTGGTTATTCTAATAACTCATTCCAGAACGTAGCTCAAGCTGGTACTACTTCAGGTACTACTACTTATACGTTTACTCTTGCTGGTTTTCCTATTAAGAGTGAAACATTTTCAGTAAGTTTGGCTTCAGCTCCTGCAGTTCAAGGTAAGGATATTGGTGCATACTCTAACTATCCATCAAATACAGATATTGGTAATATTTGGGGTGCCGGTGTTTCTGGTACTATTAATTATCTTACTGGATCTGTAACTTTGAATTTTACTGCTGATCCAGGTACTCATGCTTCTAATATCATAGTTAGTTATCAACAAAACTACGAATTAAGTACTGATCTTCCTCAGATCGATTCTTACTTTGCATCTACTGGTATCTTTGCCAATGTATATGCATTGAAAGGAACTGTTGGTTTGCTCCAATCATACGGTATGAGTAAACGATTTGGTCTTGTGGCTGAAGATGAAGTTGCCAAAGATCTAGTTCAGGAAATCAATCGTGAGATTGGTGGAGATCTAATTCGTACTCTATCAGCTATTGCTCAAGGTACTACTACTTATAATGATACACCACCTACTGGTGTATCTCTGTTTGAACATCGTCAAACTTATAAGTATTCTCTTGCTGCTGCTGAAGGACAATTAGTTGCTAATGCTGGTCGTGGTACAATCAGTCTTCTGATTGTTGGTCTTACACATGCATCTCTTATCCAAACTTTACCAGGTTGGGTAAAATTGTATGATGGTAATGGACTTGGTTCACATGTTTATGGAACTCTTGATGGCATTACTGTTATCCGCGTTATGGAATCAAATATCTTGGCTTCCTCTAATGGTTTAGCTGTTTGGAAAGGTCTTTCACCATTTGAAGCTGCAGTAGTTTATGCTCCATATATGCCTTTAACAGTTACTGCTGTTCTTCCACAAGCACCAAATCCATTGCAGTCAATGCGTGCTGCTGCAGTTTGGGCTGGTGTAGAAGGTGTTGTTCCAAATTACGTTACTAATTTTAACGTAACTAACGTTCCGCTCTAAATTTCCCCTCCGCAAGAGATGAATATATCTTACCCCCCCAAATATATTCATCTCTTGCTTCTTTTATTAAGGATTATAAATGAATATCGTAGTTAAATGTTTGGTGAATGAATTTGTCCAATTAGTTGGACAATTAAATTATTCACGTGGTAAACAAGTTTCTGTAGAACCAATTGTATTTAATAAAATTGGTCAACAACATTTATTTAAAAATATTGATGAATTTGCACCTTATAAAGTTGGTGCAGAAGGTGTTGCTAGATTTGGTAAGATTTCAATTGAATTTCTTAAACCAGATAATAATAAGAAAATCGAAACTAAAGAACTAGATACTAAAAAAATTGAAATTAAAACAGTTGAATTATCTGTAAAAAAAGAACGTAAATCAAAAAAATCAACTACTGAGGCTAAATCAGAAGATTCAAAAACAATATAAAGAAATAATATGACCCTACAAGAGATATTTGATACAGTAATGATTAGATCGGGTCAATTCTTAATATCTCAAGATGAGATAGAAATGGATACTCGTAAATTCAAGAGATTGGTTGAACATTCTCTTGCCTTCTATTCCAGATATGTACCAATTGTTGAATATTTATTAGTTGATATTGAAAATTCTGAATCTCGTCAATTTACATTTACTGATAGTATGTATCGATATGGGATACCTGATTATATTTCTGATTTAATACCTATTCGTATTAGTGGTGTAGTTCCATATTATCTAAGAGAATATGATAGACCTAAATCTAATTTAGATATTAAAGTTGAGTTTCCTTGGGTGTATAGAAAACCTACATTAACTGTACCTACTAATGCACAATTTGATATTAAAGCTGTTTATAAACATAAAGTAAAAAATTGTGGTAATGATCAAAATCCTTTATGGGAAGTTCAAACAATAACAGATAATGATCAAGAATTTATTGATTTAATTACTGGTAGATTTCTTATTGGAATTGGTAGAAGTAGAAGAGCATTCACTATTAATGATCTGCCAATACAAGCAGATGCTTCTGAATTAGTTAGTGAAGGTAAAGAAATGGAAACTACTGCTAAAAAAGAAATTCAAGAAAATAAAATGTCTTTCTATTTGGCTTGGGGTTAAAATATCGTGTCATTAAAAATTCCTGAAATTAGAGATGAATTAAAGAAGTTTGGTAGAGATCCAAATAAATATGCAAAACTTCCTATTAAAAGTCTTGATTCAGTTGTTTCTCCAGGATTAAGTTCTTTAATGTTTAAGACCGTTGTAGTAAGTGAATCTAAAAAAGATAGTTATACTGCTTATATGCAATTCTTTGGTATTAAATTTAGTGAAGTTAAAAATGTAAATTCTATAGTTCCTGCTTTAATTAATGATAGTTTAGTTTATCATAGTAAACCTAGTATTAGCAATAGTCCTGTTCAATTATATTGTGGTTGCCAAGATTTTAGATTTCGTTTTAGTAAACAACTTTATGACAATAAAAGTTTAATTGGTAATTGGCAAAGATATGATAGGGTTACTAATGATAGACCTGAAGTAAATCCTCATAATTTAGTAGGTTATTGTAAACATATTGAATCATTTTTAATAGCTTTAAAAGATAGTGGACAAATCACAGAATAACTTTAATAAAAGGAGACATAGTATGTCAATGAAATCTCGTGCAAGAAGGATGATGGAAGGTCTGTTGAAAGAAGATGCACCTACAACTAGTGGTGATCTACAAGCTAATCCACAAGGTACCCAAGGTCCTGGTGGAACACCTTTTGCTGGTGCAGCTGGTGGTGGAAATGAACCACAACCTACTGATAACAATACTGGGTCTCCAGAATTGAAACAGTTGGTAACTGATTTTGCTAGTCAACCAGATCATATGGCAGATATGATGGATCAACAATGTGCAATGCATGAGCGTTATATGGATGAAGGAGATACTGATGTTTATACTCCACAGTCCCCTGAAGATAAAGAAGCAGTAATGGAATCAATGGAACATATGAAAAATGCTGCTCTTGCAATGCGTAAAATTTATACATAATATGGTGAATAGTGAACTCTTCAACAGTTGAAAAGATATTAACTAAATTACACAATACTTGGCTTTCAATAATGGAAAGACAAGGATATGAAAGAGTTAAGTTAATAGTTTATTCTTCTGTCAAGGATGTTCATTCTAAAGTATATGGAGTAGATGCTGGAGAAGAATCAATTGTACCTGCTGGTGTAATAGATGCTCTAGTATCAGGAAATGTATTTGCTCCATCTGATAATTATCAAGCTAGTACTTTAGAAGAAGGTTGGTTATTTAGCACTAGTCAATTAATTTTACCAGGTGTTTTAGTAGAAATTGAAAGAGAAGATTTTAGAAATAGGAAGTATAAGGTAGTTAGTTTAGAGAGAATTGGTAATACCTTATCTGTATTCAAAAAATTTAAATTAAGCAGCACAAGCTAATGGTAACTGATACAGGTATTCCACCTAATAGGAATATAACTACTCTTTCTGTTTTAGTTATTGAAAAATTATTAGGCATGATTTTAAGTGAATTTTCAAATATAAAAGTAGTTTATGATGAAAATCTTAGTTATGAATCTGCAGTTAGTAAATTAAGAGCAGATAATTTGCAAAATGGAACTAATTTTATAGTTGACCAATTTCCTGTATTTGCTTTTAATAGATCAGTGATGAGATATAGTACTGAAGGTGTTGGTAGAAGATCTGTAGTTGCTACTACTTTTAGAAGATTAAATACTATTAATCAACCCAATACAGCTCAGACATATCATTGCCCTCATTTAGAGTTTGATTTAAATTTTTTATATTTTACTAAATCAACTCAAAAGATAGAAGAATTTGAGATACTATATTTATCGGAAGATGGAATATCTCAAAATAAAATAATAACATTGGACTTAACTCCTGATCTTGGTGGTTCAATGCAATACTTTATTGATTATAAAGGAAAATTAGATAGTAAAGTGCTACAATTAGAAAAAAATTATTGGAAACAAGTAAATGGTTCTATTGTTGTTAGAGGCTATTTTCCAGTGATTCAAGGTCAAAGTGCTATTATTACTGAAATTCAGAAACAAATATATAATTATCAACGTACTGTTTTATGGGAACATGAGATAGTAACTTAATTGGAGATAAAATGGCTAAAGGTGCTAAACCTGAATCGATTAAGAAAGTAGAAATCGGTGTCTTAAATAAGGCTACTGGTCAAGTTGATTCAACTAAAGAAATTCGATGGCGTGAAACTGGTAAGAGTATGAAATATTTTGTAGGTAATAGCCAACCTACAAAAAAAGTTGAAATGACTAATCCTGCTAAAGTGATTAGTCGTTTAAATCATCAAGTTATTTTATGTTATGATGGTGAAGGTATGGTTCTTCCTCCAAATGGTCGTAAAATAGTTCCTGATTTTAATAAATTAGGTGTTTTGCCTCGTGGTGTAACCGTAATTCCAATGACTACTAAGAAATAAGGAGTTATTACATGCAACTTCCTGCCGGTGATCCAGGTGTAAATATTCAGGAAATAAATCTAAGCACATTTGTACCAGCATTTCCTGGTGTTTATGGTGGTATAGTTATTCAGGCCAGAACTGGTCCTGTAAATCAACCTCAATTAATTACTAATCAAACTCAATTACTTAATGTATTTACCCCATTGGATACAATTAGTGTAGTTGATGATATTGCATTCTTTTCTGCATTAGCTTTTCTCCAAAAATCAAGTACTATTTGGGTTGTTCGTGCAGCTAATAGTTCTCTTTATGGTGGATTGTCAGTAAGAACTTCTTCTTCATCTTATTCAGCTAATCCTCTTGCTGAAGGATTTGCAGATCCTGATGATTATGTATTTGATTCTAATCCGGATGTTCCTGCTGTAGCTCAAAAATTAAATATAGTATTTTCTCAAGTTGGAACATTTTATGATGTAGTTGGTGCTGCTAAAGCAATTCAACTTTATGATTCTCCAGCTGTAGGACATTATTTCTGGTTCTTCGTAGAAGGTGGAACTAATGTTCAAACTGATCCAATGTTAAATGGAACAGGACATGAAGTAGTTATTAGTCAAGGTGATTCAGCTACAGCAGCTCAAATTGCTGTTGAGTTCTATAATGAAATTAGTACAGTTTCTTCTGATTTTATTGCCACCAATACAATTGCTTCTCAAGTTGTTGTTACTAACGTAGTTCCTGGTGCTTGTACTGCTGCTTCAGTTACTGGTTCTGCTGCAACAATTACTGTAGTTACTCCTGGTGCTGATGCAATTAATGCAGATGATGAATTATTTTTAGTGTATGGAACAAATCAAGGTGCTTGGGATGATTTAATTGCTATTACTATTATTAATTATGCTGACAATAAAGTTTTAGTACCAGATCCAAATACATTTGTTATTCAAGTTTATTATAATGGTGCAACTAATCCTGTTGAGACTTGGACATGTTCTAGAACTCCTGGTTATAAAGATGGATTTGGTAATAATACTTATATTCAAAACGTACTTCAAGGATCAGCTTATATTTTAGCTCTTGATAATACAGCTTTTGAACCAACAGTACTTCCAAAAAGTCAATTGACTCCTGTTAATCTTGGTGGTGGTGATGATGGTGTTGCTGTAACTGATTCTCAAATGGTTACTGCTCTTCAAACATTATCTAATCCAGATCAAAATCTTTTGACAGTTATGATGGATGGTGCTCATGCTACAGTTACTTATCAACAAGCAATAGATGCTATGGTAAGTACTCGCCAAGATTCAGTTGGATTATTTACTACTCCATTTTCTGCTGAATCAGCTTCTAGCTATATCACAGAAATTTTGGCATATCGTAATACTACATTGAATTTGAATTCTAGTTATTCTGCTCTCTATACTCCAGCTCCTTTGATTTTTGATCAATATAATGATCGTCAAATCTATGTTGGTCCAGATGGTTATGCTGGTGCTGCTATTAGTTTCTCCGCAGCTAATTATGAAATCTGGTTTCCACCTGCTGGTTTCCGACGTGGACTTTTAAGTCAAGTTCTTGGTCTTCGTCGTCAGTATACTGCAGGAGAAATGGCTACATTATATAATAATGGTATTAATCCAATTAGATTTGCTGCAGGTACTGGTATTGCTATTTGGGGCCAGAAAACATTATCTTCTATTCCTTCTGCTCTTAATAGATTGAATGTTAGATTACTTTTGATTACAATTGAACCAGCAATTGCTGAAGCATTACAAAACTTTGTATTTGAAATTAATGATACTGAGACTCAAAATTCAGTAACTTCATTAATTAATAGTTATTTACGTCAAGTGGTTGCAAATCAAGGTCTATATGCATTCACTGTTGTATGTAATGCCACAAATAACCCACCTGAAGTAGTTGATCAAAATCAAATGATTGTTGCTGTTTATGTTCAACCAACAAAATCTGCTGAATTTATTACTCTTCAAGTTATTATTACTGCAACTGGTGTTACTGTAGCTGCTTAAATTTTTAAAGAATAAAGAGGTATAAAATGCCACGTCCAACAATGGATCAAATACGAGGAATTGGTGATTTTCAAACTAATTTCAGATGGAATTTAGTATTTTCATCCTTTCCTAATGCTGTGGCTTCACCACCAACTACAGATGCATTAAATTTCAGATGTTTAACTTCTGATATCCCAAAAGCAAATATCCAAATGATGGATATTACTATTCGTGGTCAAAAAGTTAAACAAAATGGTATTATGGAATATGCAGGAACATTGGCTCTTACATTCCAAGAAACAGTAGATGTAACAATGCGTACATTTATTAAAAATTGGAGAGAAGCAATTTGGGCAACTAATACTGGTGTTTCTGCTCTTAAATCAGATCTACAATGTACTGTTAATCTATATCAATTAGATAACTTGGATAATCAAGTATGGCAATATCAATTAGTTGGTGCTATTTTATCTGATTATGATCTTGGTAATCTTGATGGTGCAGGTAATGATACCCAAAAACCTAGTATAACTTTGAGTTATGATAGATTCATAGACGGTGCTCCGGGATTTTGATAATTCTTTCGGTTTAGTCCTAAACCGCTCTAATACAGCGCTATTAGGCCTACAGCAGTAATTAAATACTATACCCCAACACTTGTTGGGGTTAGTTAAAACTGATTGTAAAGGCTTTTAAATGGCGTTTTTAAACTCACAAGATAATATTCGTTCTGTTGAATGGGGTAGATCCTATTTATGGGACATACAATTTACCGATCCTAGTTTACCAATTCCTTTTAATTCCTGGTTCCCAGCTAAAGATATTGAAGAAGATTATGCACATATAGATTCTCATACATGGGATGCCGGTATTAATTCATATAAAATACCACAGAAATCTCAACCATTAAATGTAAGAATAACATTTTACGATAATTCTAATAATGATTTACTTAATTGGTTACAAGATTGGATGAATGCATTAATTCTTAATGAATATGCATATGTTGCTACTATTTCTACAGCAGCTAAATTTCTTCAAATTCTTAAATTAACACCAGATAGACAAACATTAAGCACCAATAGTTATTGGGTCTACCCTGAAGGTACATTAACTTATATGGGTAATAGTGAATCTAATGCAATATCATATTCTCAAAACTTTGTAATAGTGGGGTAATAAAGTAATGAAAGTAGAACATAAAAATTCTGAATTTCAATCAGTAAACAAATCATCTTCAAAAGAATTTCTACCTGAAGTTAAAATGAAGGTTAATGGGTTACCTTCACGTGGTATTCCTTATCCTAATGGTGCATCAATTAAACATAGACCATTTACTTTTGGTGAAATTAAAAAGATTAGTCAATCTAAATTAGATACTAAAGAAAAATTTGAATTTATTCTATCTGGGATAGATTGTTCATTTGATAAGCTTGATCTCACTCTACCAGATTTTATGTATATTGGATTACTTCGTAAGATTTCTACTTTAGGTACAACTGAAGGTATTTTGGTAGTTAAATGCCCTAAATGTAATAAAGAACATAATGAAAGATTAGAAATAGGTTCTGCCAAAAGTAAAATAGACTTTCATGATATGAAAGCACCAGCACTACCAATTATTATTGAAATGAGTGATAAAAAAGAATATCATTTTAATCCTATTACTATCAGAACATTATTTAAACTTATTGATGAAAATAGTAATGTTAATGATCCTATTACTTTAATGGCAGCACAATGTTCTAAAATTAAAGAAGGTAAAACAGAAAGAATTCCTACTATTGAAGAAATGTATAAAAGAATTGAAGAAGTAATGCCAGATGATGGATTATTATTAGCTGAAGTGGATGAATATTTAGCTCATAGTATTAAACCATTAGAAATAATTTGTAAAAATCAATTAAATGAAATTATTTGTGGTCAACGAATGTTAGTTGAATTAGATGGAGGTGATGCTCTTTTGCTACCCTTTCGTGGAGATCAAGAGTCTCTTAAACGTAGAATTCGGTTTGGCACTCAAAAACATAATTAATTGTTATGATATTAATTTTATGGATTTTGGTGAAGTAAAATTTTTAAATGAAAGATTAATGAAACACTTACAAGGACATTTGGAATAAATGGAAGATGATTCTAATCTACCTAGTAGATTAACTCCTAATCAGCTTAAAGCATTAGCTTTTGAAAAAGCTCAAGGAGGAACATCATTTAAAGATGTAAAAAGTAGAAAAGATCAAGGTAAAATTGAAACTTTATCTCGTAAATTAAAAGCTGATGATAAGAAAATAAATGATATAGATACTGATGTAAAAGAATTTACTAATAAACCAATCAAACAAAATAAACAAGCTGGTACTGTTTTAACTATTCCTCCTAGTGAATATAAACCAGGACAATATAAACAAAAACCTATTTTAAATTATATAAATAAATTGAGAGAAAAAATATTTGGATCTAAAAGAGGAACTCAAGAAGAAAATGAACTAAGAAAAGATCTAATTAAGGTTGGTACCCAAACTGTTATTGTTAATAAATTATTAGAAACAAATACAGAAACACTTCATGAAGTAGCTAAAAAAGATATTGAATTAGCTAAATTATTAAAAAGACTAGGTGATTCTCGTAATGCAGAATTGTCTAAAAAGGTTGAATCAGGACAAGAAATCTTTCCAGAAGAGGCTGGAGAAATAGTTGGTCATTTAGAAGATGTGGCTTATGGATTAGATAATGTAGGAGTAGCATTAAAATTAGAAATTCCAGATGTTATTCAAACAGTTCAAGATTTATTAAATAATAATAAATTGGATATAGATACAAGAAGACAGTATTTTGCTGATCTAGCTAAAGTATTATCTTCGGAAGATGTTAATATTGATCCTAAATTACTTGAAGATATTAAAAATATTAATATTAAAGCTACTAATTTTACTGAAAAAGAATTAGAATCATTAAATTCTATTTTAGATACTTTGAAAGCAACTTCTACTGGCGAAAAGATTTATGGTTCTATTAAAGATTTGAAAAAACAATTAGGTACAATTATATTAAATCAAGAAGAACTACATGAATTTCAAGAACAAGAAGGAGCTAAAAAATTAACATCTAAAGGTCTTGGGGCTATACCTGAACAAGTTAAAAGTGGGTTACTTAATTCATTATTTGCCTCTTTAGGTCTTCCAGGATTAGGATCTTTATTAGGTGCTTTAGGTGTTGATGCTGTGGGATTAGCCACTAAAGGAATTGGTGCTATTTCTAGTTTACCAAAATTTTTAAAAGGTGTTGTGGGTAGTGGTGAATCTACTAGTTTGGGTGGGGGATTTTTATCAGGAGCTATTGAAAGTATACAAGGTATTTTAACTAAAGTTGCTCAAACATTTACTGAAGTAATCGCTCCAGTAGTTGTATTTGCAAGTGCTATTTCTGGTGCTGTTACAGGTATAATGGAAACAATGGATGAATGGAAAAACTTTTTTTCTGGATTATGGGATTTAGGTAAATCATTCGTTGGTTTAATAAGCAGATTAGTTGGTAATTTAGAAGATGCAGTACCAATATTAAAACCAATTATTGAAGGATTAAAAGATTTTGCTAGTTTTATATTTAAATTACCTGTTACTTTAGTTAAAATGATATTTGAAGGATTTAAAAATATTTTTGGTTGGTTAGGAATAGGTGCTGGTGGTTTAGGTGATTTATTTAAATCTGGTGCTAAATTTTTAGATACTATAGGTGTAAGTGGTAATACTGATATTACTAATACAGGTGATACAATAGGTATGAATATGGCTATTCCTACATCAAATGCTGCTGTATCACCATTAGCATATAATATGCCTGTTCAAACTATGGGTGCTGTGAATCCTTCTATTCCATCAATGGATACTTCTGCTTCAGCAACTGTTAGTAAATTAGATAATATGTCTATGGTAAATCAAGCTAAAATTGCAGATAATTCAGGAAAACAAATCACAGTACCAGTAATAATTCCACAAGATAAGAAAACCAATCAGCCAGCAAATCGTCAACATGGGGTTGATGATCTTTCTACTGCTATGATGAATAATGGATTGATAAATCAATAATATGGCAACACCACATATAAACTATAATGATCTCTTTGGTCCAGATGCTATAAATTCTAGAATTACTATTCTAGGATTATCTGGTGGTCCAGTTGTTGGTATTATAAGTCAAGATTTTACATTTTCTGCTAGCAATTCATTTGGAACTCCATTAGATAATTCAGCTCAAAATGCTCTTAGTGATACTTTAATGGGTGCACAAGCATTATCAGGTAATGTGGCTGCAAGAGCAGGATATAAAGGTGGTTCTTTAACAAAACCATTTACATTAAGAACTATTGAACAATCTATTAAAACTTGGACAGGTTCAGATACACCTGTATTTAATATATTATTAAGAATAAATGCAATTAATGAAGATGATGATGTTAGAGAAGATGTAGCTTCATTACTATCTGCAGTAGCACCAGGTTCTCTTAATGCCCAAGGTGTATCTAGAAATCTAAATCAAATTGCAGCTAATTCTAATAGTGGTATAACTCAAGCAGTTACTAGTACTGCAGCTAGTGCTATTGGTCAAGTTCCTTCATCACAATTTTTAACTCCACCATTAAATTATTTACCATTAGGATTAGCATCTCAAGGCACATTAACTATTAGTATTGGTAGATGGTTTAAAGCTCATGGACAAGTCATGATGTCTGTTACTCCCACCTTTTCTAGAGAAACTATTCAAAGTGGTGCACCATTATTTTGTGATGTATCAATATCATTTACCCCTTATAGAATAATAACTGCTAGTGAATTAATGGCTTATATCAGTACACCTTTAGCTCCGGTGGTAGGATGAGTTATTTTTTTATAAATTTAAATTATGTTCCAATTTCTGAGAGATTTGATCTTGCTAGATTTATGAATTATACTGATAATTTTGATCCTTTGACTCCAGCTTTCTTTCCACAGTTATCTTCATTAACAGTTCAAGGTACTTATATAGTTCAATTTGAAGTTAGTAGGCCTGATCTTCTTAGTTATACTATTTATCAAGATACACAGTATTGGTGGATAATAATGTTATTCAATGGTTTAACAGATGCTGATGAAGTAGTAGAAGGATTATCTATTTCTTTTCCTGGTGTAGATCAAATTGAAGATTTATTATTTTCATTACAGGCTCAACAAATAGCAAATGGATCAGGATCATAAATGTCTATAGGAGTTGTTGGGGCTTATTTATTTAAATTTTCATTAAATAATAATAATGACTTCATTGATGAACCTGATTTAATAAGTTTCAGTATTCATGAACAAGCAGGTAATTTATTACCTACATTTGAATTAAATTTTTTAACTGATGATGAAACAATATTTCCATTATTAAATGAGGGAAATGATTTACAAGTTTCATTTGGTAGTGGTTATAATGATTTAGTTACAATACCTTTAGCAACTAGTAAAGTACAATCAGTTCCATCGGGTTCAGCTAAAAGACAAATAACGGTAATGGGGTTATATTCAGCTATTCCATATATAACTAATCCTAATATGCAAATAACAAATGTTCAATCAGGCATATCTACTATAATTCAAATTGCAGGAAAAAGTTTTAATGTTCAATCAAATATTCAATCTTCTACAGATAGTCAATCATGGATTCAACATACACAATCTGATAAATCTTTTATTGATGATATATGGTTACATTGTAATTTACCTAATTCTTTTCCAGCACTTGGTATAAGTTCTCAAGGTAATTTTATTTTAAAAGATATTAAAACAGATTTGAAAAATCCATATAGATATAGATTTACTCAAATAGTTAAAAATTCTAATGATATTTATTTTGATGGTGATCCTGTTTTAACTTCAAATACAGGATTTATAAATAGTTGGGTTGGGTATGGAAGAGAAAAAATAATTCAGAATGTAGATAAGGGTACTGATTCCACTGAACAAGTTATTCCAAAACCAGTTATGGCACTTACTTCTCAATTAGCTAAAGCTGCAGGAATTAATTCGGTATTTGATGGAATTGGTATTCAAAATAGTAATATAGATACAAATTATTGGAATTCTTATTTAAATAATTTAACATACTTAGGTATGTTTGGTGCATTAGATGTTACAGTTAGTTTTCAAAATAAATTTATACCAATTCAAATATTAGATCAAATTAATTTTAAAGATCAAAAAATAGATCAACAATATCCAACAACAAGTGATTATAACACCGGAATTTATTACGTTTCTAAAATAAGTAGAAATGTTGGTAATAAAGCATTTAATACTGTAGTTAGTTTTTCAAGAGAATCTTTTAATGGAATACAAGTTGGTTTATAATGTTAATTAATTTTTCAAATTATTTGAAAAAAACAAATGCATTACAACGTGACTATAGAGGTATAGTAGTTAATAATATTGATCCATTAAAAATTGGTAGAATTCAAGTTAATTTACCTAATTTTATAGAAGGAACTCAATCTGCTAATGGGTCATGGAATTTACCTTGGGTGTATCAAAAATCACCTTCTATGTTAGGTGGTTCAGGTAATTCATCTTCTTTTGCTGTACCTGAAATTGGTAATGAAGTATTTGTTGAATTTAAGGGTGATGTTTATGCCATGTTTTATTCTTATTATTGGCAATCTAGTACAACACATCAAGCTGACTTTGATGAAGACTATCCAGCTAGTTATGGATTTAGAGATGTAACTGGTAATTTATTTAAAATAAATAAAGCCAAACAATTTATGCAATTTATTCATTCTAGTGGATTGCAATGGTTAGTTGATTCATTATCTAATGGTACTTTAACTTCTAATAATACATTAAATTTTTTAGCTCAAGATGGTAAAACCCAATTCACTATGGATATGGTGAATGGTAATATAACTTTAAATGCTAGAAATTCAATTACACTTAATGCACCCACTTTAAATCAAAATATTAGTACAGTTACTGGTAATCAAGGTAATCATAATGATACAGTTGGTGGGTATAGAAATAGCCAAATATATGGGTCTTATATACGATCTATTGGTGGTGATGATGGAGAATCTATTCTTGGAAATAGATCATCTACAGTAGTTTTAGATGATACTGAATTAATTGGTGGTAATAGTGATTCTACTTATGGTACTGGTAGAAGTGAGACAGTAGTTGAAGGAAATTATAATACTAGTTTGGAAGCTGGTAATAGAGATGTAACAATATTGTTAGGTAATTATAAAGTTAGTTTAACATCTGGTTCTATCACAATTGAAAATGCTATATCTACTCTTAGTATGGATATTACTGGTGATATTGAATTAAGTAATGCTACTTCAGAATTATCTATTAGTAGTGTTGGAGATGTTAAATTAGAGAATGAAACTTCTTCCTTGGAGTTATCTGTATCAGGTGATATTAAATTAAAAAATGCAGTTGGTGATATTGATATTTCTCCAGCTGGTATTATTACATTAAATTCAAGTACTTTTTCTCCTGGTAATGTTTTAACTACCACTTCTGATCCAGTAGTGGATCTTATAACAGGTGTGCCTACAGTAGGTGTACCTGGAGTATTTGCACAATAAGGATAATTATATGCCTGTTTTTTGGAAATGTTCTGGGTGTTCTAGTCATGGTCATGTTAGTCCTACTACTAAACAGGTATTTGAGGATAAACAAGTTATTACTGGTAAAGATGAAAAGGGTGATCCAATAATTGAAACTCGTAAAATGCCAAAATTAACAACACGTAAAAGACAGAATCCTAATGGTACTGTTTCTGATGTTAATATTCAAGAAGTAGAAGATGTTGAACCAAGAATATTTATAGTTAGATTAGCAATTGGTGAAGAAATAATTCAACGTGATCTTTGTAAAACTTGTTTTGATGAATTGAAACCTAAATTACAAAAAATGTGGAAACAATTAGAAAGTATTAAAAATGCTTAGTGGTCCTAGATTTTCTAATACATTATTTGGTATAATGACATCAATGGGGTTTATTGGTACTAAATTGATGGAATTTACTAATGCAGTTGGTATTGGATCTGATAGTCATGTTTCTGGTAAATCATTTGTAACAATAGATACAGGATCAGTTCCTGGTAATGGAGTTGGTGTAGGAACAGGATTAACTGGTATTATTTCAACTACAACTGCTACTGATATATTTGCATTAGCTTCTAGTTTTGGATTTATTGGAACTAAATTATTTGATACTTGCACAGCTATGGGTGAAGCAATAGTTACTGAAATGGGAAATGCATCTTTAAATTCTATCGATACTCCAGTATTTGTTGGTATAGGAATTATTACACCTGGCTCTTTTACTGTTGATCCTACTTCATGGAGTTCTAGTGTTCAAAGTGAAGGAAGTAGTGAAGGTTTTATAGGTAGTAAATGGCCTGAATTTGCTACAGCAATTGGTACAGGGTATTATCAAGGATTTCAAACAGCTACTGGTGAACTAACTATAACAGGATCACCTACAGGTATTCCTGCTCCTGGAACTGGTGCTGGTGTAGGAATAATAACTTAATGGCAAAAGAAAATTGGATAATTCCTGAATTTAAACAATTAAAAGATATTACAGAAAATATTAATAAAAGTATTAAAGAACTTAGTGAAAAACAAAATCAAGAGTCAATAAAAAGTCTTGAAAAACTTAAAAAAGTAGCTGATAAAGCTAGAGAAATAAAGAATAGAAAGTTATAGATCTTATGTGGATACGTCGAGATATTGCTGCACCCATACCTGCTGGAATAGGGAGTTTAGCTAGTGAAGTAGGATCAGTACTTAGTACTGTTAATCCATTACTTACAGCTGCAACTGCTGCTGTTAATGCTGCATCATTATTTTTTAATCCTACTACTAATCCATATTCTGCATTAGCTACAGGGTTATTAACTGAAGCACAAGTATTAAATAATGATATATTTTCAACTGGTATTTATGAATTATTTGTATCAGGTGATAATGTATCAGGAATTACTGCTCATGATCAATTTGGTATACCTCTATTAACACCCAGACAAGCTATTAATGCTGCTATTGGCTCTTTTAATGACTTAGGTGATGCAAATAGACCACAATTTAGTATTAATGCTGAAGTATGTGCATTAGGATTACTTGCTACTGCTCCTAGTTCAGCTCAATTTCTTACATTAGTTAATGGATTATTAAATATTTTTAATATACCTGATTTATCTAATTTTGCTGTTACTATTAAAAGAAGATCAACTCCTGCAGTACTTCAAGCAGTTCCACCACTTTGGAAGAATTTTAATTTAGCTTCAATTGGTAATTTAAATACAGCTCAATCAGCAGTAAATAGTGCTATTACAACTGCTCTTGGATATTCATTAGATGCAAGTGCTGCTATTCAAAATTTAAAAAATGTTATTAGTGGTAAACAAGCACAATTAACTACATTGGAAACCAATTTAAATAATTTAGCCACTAATCTTCAATCTTTTACTGGATTATATACATTGAATGTCCCTCCAGCAGTAGGTGGTAATGCATTAATTCAGGCTGCGTTACTTGATTGTCCTTTAGAATTATCTACTAATCAATATACAATAATAGTTCTTTTTGTTGGTGGTAGTGTAGGTGGCACATTAGAAACAGTTAATGCTTTTAGACAAATGGTACTTTAGAAAGGTAGGATAAGAAAATTTCAATTTATTCGGATCTTAACCTATTAAATCCACAAAATAGTGCATTAGTATTAGATATAGCAGATATATATCAAAGTCTATATGTTTTATTTAGCACTGGTCCTAATCAACGTCTTTTTCTACCTCAATATAGTTTAAATATTGAGGAAAATGTTTTTGATTTAATTAATGATATTACTGCATTAGATATTGAAAAGAATATAATTGATGCCATTACTAGATGGGAAGCAAGAGTTATTTTAGATTCTAGTAGAACATCTGTTACTCCAGATTATGATAATAATGCTTATAATGTAGTTATTGCATTTGCTATTCAAGGTGTTAATTCTAATAGTCAATTTACTTATCAAATGTCCTTTACTCAATAAAAGTTAAGGGGTTTTAAATGTCTAGTACCAATGGGATTGGGTTTATTATAAATCCTCAATCTCTTTCACAATCAGCTATTACCAATGACTTACAAACATGGGTACAAAGTCTCCCAGACTACCAATCATGGCAATCTTTTTTTGCTTCAAGTGCTGGTACAATAGTACTTCAATTAATTGGTGGTATGGGTGCATACATAGCTAATGCTATTATTGTTGGTCGTAGAGAAAATTATTTAGCATATACTCAAAATATGAGTTCTGCTATTGCTATTGCAGAAACACTAGGATATTCAGTTGATAGAGGTAGAAATCCAGTAGTTAGTTTTACTGTTACTCCTAATGTTACAGGATTATTTAATGCATTTACTTCAGTAGGAACTATTTTAAATAGAGATATAATTTTATTAGAAGATACAGTATTTAATAATGGTATTGAAACTACTTTTCAAGCAGTAATTGGACAATTAGTTCAAGAACAACAAACTATTGCAAATTCAAGTCCTCAATTATTTAGATTTCAAACTGGTCCTGTTTCAGATGATTATCAATTATTATTAAATAGTAATGTAGTTCTAACTTCTAATAGATTGATTGATTTAATAAATCAATATTTCGCAGTAATTTCAAATGTATTAGGATCAGTTGATGTAAGTTATTTAAATTTATCTTCTTATTCAGTAATTTATGGTACTGGTGATATTTTAACATTAAATTATATATTACTTCAAGACACACAATTTTCTCTAGGTGATATAAATTTTGATTATGGTACATTAAATACTTACAGCATAGTATCACTTTACCAAGCACCTGAAACTCTACAAGAGATTCAAGTAAATGCACCATTATTTAGTGAAACTCAATTTGTTATTCGTGGTCGTGATGATTATATGAAAATCTTCAAACTATTGAATAATACAATAAATAGTACTAGTTATATTGATGTTTCTCCTGCAGTAGTTCAATTAACTTATGCTACTAACAACTTTTGTTTATTTACCGATGATGAATTAGCTGAATTTATAACTCAATTATCATCTTACAGAGGAATGGGTATTGAACCACCATTGATTAGTCAACCAAGTATAAATTTCTTTAATATGAATATTACTGTAGCATTATCTGGTAGTGGAAATATTACTACTGATGTTGGTAATATATTGGATGATTATGAACAAGTATTAGGTACTTCTGGAGCAATAGGAACAATACCCTTTTATATAGATTTTGCAGCTATTGAAAATCAAATTGATGCATTAGATTATGTTCAAATTAGCAGACCAACTTATAATCCTACTACTTGGATAGCTAATACTATTTATTATTTAGGAAATCATGTCAATGCTTCTCCAGCTAATAATGGGATAATTTATCAAGTAGTTGGATTTATTTATGCAACTGGTTCAATTGAACCTAGTTTTGTATTAGGTAATGCCACTTATATTGATGGTCGTATTTTATGGACTAAAATTGCACCACCAGTACCTACTCCACCAATTCTTACATGGTCTTCTAGTACTGTATTTCCACCGGGATCAGTTATTTTAGCTAGCGGTTTTTACTTTCAATCTAGTAATTACACACCTTCTGCTTCAGCTATTCCTGCAGTTCCTGCTCAAGGTACTTATGAAGGAGTTACTTATACAGCTAATAATGCTGGAGCTACAGGAAATATAATTACTCTTGATTTTGATGGTACTTCTACTAATGCTGTAATATTAAATAATTGGAATGCTGTAAATCCATCTAATCCTGCCTCTATTACTACAGGTAGTCCAACAGGAGTTTCAACTGCTGGTACTCTGACTTTATCAGGTGGAGAAGATGAAATAACAAATGAACCAGTTTGGGGTAATTTTCCGCCGGCATGCTGATTTGATTCAGCTTATAATTCGTTTTCCAAAAGTATTGGAGTAAATTTAATTTATGATTACAATACCTAACTTTACGATAGATAGTGATCTTGTATGGTTGGCTCGTACATTATTTGGTTCTCCTACTACTTGGGCACCAGGTACTAATTATCAATTAGGTGATACTGTAATTCCAACACCTACATTTTATACTAATAATCCTTCATTTCCAACAAATTTAATGTTTCAACTTGTGGCATTTGTTGGAAAATCTAGTGGGTTACAACCATCTTTTCCATTGACAGTTGGTAATACAGTTAATGATAATCAAATACAGTGGTTAGCAATTAATTCAAATGCAAATCCACCTGCACTACCATTTGATCAATATTATGTTATTTCTCCTACTATTACGATAGAATCAGCTCAATAATCAAATAGGTGTTTTATCGGATTATCATTCAATTCAAATTTTACTAGTATTTTAGCAATTCCACCAAATTTGCAAGATACACCATTGGTGTCTAAAGTAACATCAATGATTGATTATATTGTTACTACTTATGCAACTCAATTTGAAGATATTACATATAAATATTCTAATCCTAATGGTGCTAGTCCAGATGTAATTATTAATGTAATTAATGAATTTGGATTTGAGTATATTACTAGTGTTATGAGCACAATAACTAATTTTGAATTTAATCAATTATTAAGTTTTTTAAGTTTGATTAATTTACTTAAAGGATCTAGACAAGGTTTAGAATTAGTAATGATTCTTCTTGGATTTGATTCTGTTATTACTGAGTGGTGGCAGGCTACACCTCAAGGCACACCATTCACTTATACATTATTAGTTATTATGAATAATTCAATTGTTGCTAATCCAACATTAACATTAAATAAATTATTAATATTTGCTAGAGCATATGTTTATCCTACAATTAGTAATTATACATATCAATTTGATTTCCAATTTGTACAAGCTGCAACTGCATTTGCAGGATTTGGTGATCAGACTTATGACTACTCAATAAGTACAAGGATTTAAATGGCATTTTCTGGAATTTTGACAAACGGTGGTTTATCAGCAGCTCAACAAGCTGCAATGAACAACGGTTTTTATATTTCGCCGACTAAATTTGGTGTTAGTAACTTAGCAGGTACTCTAGATCCTACTCGTACAATGGCCAATTCAGGCCTTTGGTTTACTGGTCTTATTTCTAGTCGCGTAGTAATAGATCAAAATACTATTGAATTTATTTGTACTATTCCACCAGGTTCAATACCACCTAATACAACTCAGACAATTCAAGAAGTATATATCTATATACAAAACCCTCTAGGACCATCTCATCCTGATATATTATTTGCTATTGGTGAAACTAGTGCATCTTCTATTATTGTTTATAATCCAACTGGTTCAGTAACACTTGATTTACAAATAGCAATTTTAAATACTAATTTAGTATCTGAAATAGTATTTAAATATACTGAAGCAACTGAGATAGCAGCTCATAATACAGACCCCAATGCACACCCAGATTATTTAAATGCTTTACATATAGCAGCTATTTTTCCAATAGCTGGTTCTGTTCCATTTATTTATGATGGTCAATCTTATGATCAATTTCCTCAATTTGATGGAACTCCTGCTACATTAATTTATAATGGAATAACTTTTACTGCTCAGTATAATGGGCCAAATGGTGATTCAATTACTCTAATTTTTGATGGAGTAATGACAGTTGATCAAGTATGTTCTGCTTGGAATACTTCTAATCCTACAAATCCAGTACTAAATAATAGTATGACAGGTACAGAAGTATTACCTGCAAATACTGAAACATTAAGTGGTGGTACTTTAAATGTAGATCAACATGATGCTGTATATTGTGATACAGATGGTATATATAAACAAGCACTTGCTAATGGAACTATTCAAGCTCAAGTTATTGGTATTGCAGATTTTACTTATAATAAAGTAATATCCCAAGGCTTTATAGCTATGACAACTGGTATAGCTGCTGGTACTAATCTATACTTATCAGCGACTAATCCTGGTAAAATAACTTCAGAACCTACTGGTGTGTTTCTTGGGTTGCAAGTTTATTCAACCCCAGATACTATATTATTAATTAAATCTGGTGGGTCATCTGGTGGTACTAATAGCCAATTTGATGCTGTAGTTACTAATGCACCGGGTACAACAAATTATACTACTACCCAATTAGCTATTAATGCTGTTGGTAGTGGTGCTAATATTCTAATTGATAAATTAGATGTATTAGGATCATTATTAACTACTAGTGGTAAACAAATAAATTTTGTATTTAATGGTGAATCTACTGGTTGGCAAAGATCAGTTGGTTTAGTTGAAATTCAATTAATTACATTTGGTTCTACCCCAGCATCAGGAACTTGGAGATTAGAATTTGGTGGTTCAGCAACTACTGATATGGCTTATAATCTTAATGCAGCTGGAGTTCAAGCTGCATTAAATGCTATTCCTGCTATTTCTTCTGCTGGTGGATTAACTGTTACAGGAAATTATAGTAGTGGTTTTACTGTTACTTGGAATAATCCTGGACCAGAAGCATTATTTACTCAACTTAATACTGGTACTAATGAAATACAAAATGTTAATTTTAGTTCTGTACCAACTACTGGTGCATTTAGATTACAATTTTTTGATAGTCCTACTTATGAAACAGATTATCAGAATTATTTAGATAATACTGCACATTTACAAAGTCTTTGTGATGCTGTTCTTGGTGCTGGTAATAGTCTAATTGGTGGAAGTTTTGGTGCTGGTTATTATCAAATACAATATATTGGTACTAATGCTAAACAACCAATTGTTTTAGTAACAGTTCAAGAAAATACACTTTATAATGGTGCAACACCAGTAAATACTACTGTATCAGAAGTTCAAGCAGGTGTCAGACCTGCTAATGATTTATATAATGGTTCAGATGATTTAGTTTCTATTTCTATTACAGAAGTACAACATGGTGCTGTTGTAGGTTCATCAACAGCAATACAATTGAGTGCTAATTATTGTACATTTAATGGTTTAGGATATATAACAGGATTTACTACAGGAATTGATTTTAATGGTACTATAGGTCATCAGATTGCAGTTGCATTTGATCCAACTACAACTTATCCAATAAATCCACGAGGAGCTCTTCCTGATATAGATTATAGTACTGATGGTTCAGTTGGTTTTGCTAATTTTGATAACCCAGAATTTAGAGTAACTCCTCATCCAACTAATCCAAATAGAGTTATTGTTAATGGTGCTACAGTTTCCAATATTGATGGAACAGTATTTTCTCAATTATTAAATAATCAGTTATTAGAATTCCCAACTTATCAAATTGATTTTGTTGCTGGTAATATTTATGCATCAGATGGTGTTACAGTAATAAGTAGTTTTACTCCATTTGGATTAACTAATAATACTTATACTTATTGTGGTATTATTATTGAATCTGGTACTATAAATGCTGATAATACAGTTGTTGGTAATTTAACATTAATAAATGGTGGTAGTGCTATATCTCCTAGTGCTGCTAGTAAACCAACTCTTTCTCCTGGTTATCCAATTGGGTATGTATTATTAAATGGTACTGGTGGTGGAGTTTCACCATTAGTGCAAACTGATATAACATTATTTAATCCAGGTTCTAATAGTACAACTACTGATAATTCTACTGTTTATCCTATATTAGTTCAAGAAACACCTACTGGTATAATCAATGGTACTAATACTAATTTTACTTTAAGTCAAACACCTAAAACTATTAATTCAGTATTAGTTTTTGTTGATAATGTTCTTTTATCAAATTCACAATGGTTTTTAACTGGAACTAATCTTGATTTAAACACAGCCCCAGCTACAGGTCAAAATGTATATGTATATTATATATCTTCAAATATATATTCTAATGTAACAGCATATCAAGAACAACCAGCTACTACTTCTACTCCAGGATTATATACTCTAACTCAAAATCCTATAACTCAAGCTAGTACTTTAGTTTTTGTTGATTATTTACCTGTTCCCTCTACTGATTGGAATTTAATACAATCTAGTGGTAGTTCTAGTATCCAATTTACACCAGGTAATATACCAGCTACAGGTCAAAATGTATATGTATGGTATTTATTAGATATTGGTGCTAGTACTGCTTTAGGTGGTGGTGTATTTAATCTTAAAAATGAAGGATCAGGAGTTCCAATATTTGATAAGCTACAATTTGGGGTAGCTTATATAAGATCTTTGGTTCAAGGTAGTGGGATAGAAATAAGTGCTGATTTATCTGGTAATATAACAATTACAGCTACAGGTGGTGGTGGGGGTAGTGGTCCTGTATCAAATGGATCATTTGCTTCTCCTATTGCTATTGATGCTTCAACTGGTATTGTTTTAAGTTCTACTGCTTTAGACCAAGTTTGGTGGGTTACTTCTGATGGTGGTTCTCCGGGAGCAGTGCAAGTTACTGCTAATCCACAAATATCTTCAACTGCTGGTTTATCTATTGGACAAAGATTAACTCTTTTTGGTGTTACTAATGGTTCTGGTGCATATATAAAATTATCTAATGGAAATGGTATATTATCAAATGGAGATTTCACATTACCAACTATGCAATGTCTTGTATATATTTGGGATGGAACACAATTTAGTTTACAAAGTAATGAAATTTAAAAATATTTAAACAATTATATTTAGATATAACAAAATGGAGAAAAAATGAAAAATAAACTATTAATTCTGAGTATGTTATTACTTTCAGTAATAACATTTGCTGCTACCCCTACAGATAAACAAATTGATACTATTCAAAATTCCACTGGTGGTTCAATATTATCAGTACCAGGTACTGGTACAACATTAGTTACTGATACTAATTCAGTAACTCTTACTAATAAAACTATTAGTGGGTCTGCAAATACTCTTAGTAATATTTCTACATCATCTTTAGCATCTGGATTTACTTTGAGTGTTGGACAAGGTGGTACAGGGGGTATTACTTTAACTCAAAATGGTGTGTTATTCGGTAATGGTACTTCTGCTGTTGGAATCACTGCTGCAGGGTCACAATATCAGGTATTTCAAGCTGGTGCATCTGGCACACCAACAATTGGTGCTTTACAATTGAATCAATCTGCTGCTGTAAGTGGGTCACTTGCTGTTGCTAATGGTGGTACTGGAACAACTACTTTAACAGCAAATAATGTAATATTAGGTAGTGGTTCTTCAGCAGTAACATTTGCAGCACCAACTCAATATTATTCATTGATCGGTAATGCTTCTGGAAATCCAAGTTTTCAACAAGTTTCTTTAACTCAAGGCGTTGTAAATACTCTTCCAGTAAGTAATGGTGGTTTGGGTGCAGCTACTGAAACTCAATATGGATTGCTAATGGGTAATGGTACTAGTGCAATTACTACTGTTGGACCAAATTCTAACAGTGGGTATGTATTAACTTCTACTGGTGCAACTTCAGCCCCTACTTTTCAAGCATTACCTTCTTCTTCTCCTTCTGTTAATAATAGTGCTGCTTCACCACAAAGTGTTACTGCTGCAGGTGGTATTACTTTAAGTACACCTACTTATCTTAATTTAGTATTTATTAAAGGTAGTGCTTCAGGAAATCAAATGGTAACTGCTACTCCTTCTATTACAGCTTGTACTCTTGCAGGTCAAACATTAACTATTATTTCTGAAGATGCTACACATACTATTACTCTTCAAAATAACGCTGACCTACCTGGTTCTCAATTATTGCTTAATGGTCCTTGGACTTCAGGAGAAAACAATTCTTCTCCTAACGTTATTAATTTGATATGTGATGGAGCAGCTACACCTGAATGGGTTGAATACTCCAGAAATAATTGATATTATATCTAATTACCTTATCACTTCATAAGATAATTTAAGGAAAAATTAATGAAATTATTTCTATTAATTATATTTTGGTCAGCATTAGCTTACTCTACTACCCCTGTATCAAAAACAATTGATAATCTTAAAACTACAGGTGGTAGTACCCTAGCTTTACCATCTACAGGTACTAATTTAGCCACTGATACTAATACTCTTACTTTTACGGGTAAGACTATCAGTGGTTCTAATAATACATTAAGTCAATTACCTGTTGAATCTCAAATGCAACAGGATATATTTTATGGTAATAGTACAACAACTTCATTTACATTATCGTTTTCCCAAGTATCAGTATCTGGGTTATTATGTTATTTAGATGGTATGGCTTTAGTTCAAGGATCAAGTAATGATTATACTGCATCTGGTACAACATTATCACTAAATGTAGCCCCAGCTACAGGTCAACGTATTTTATGTATTTATTCAAAATATTAAGGAGTTAGTTATAATTAGTATGAGTAAAAATAAACATACTTGTCTAATATGTAAACAAGTAATAAATAATAGTTGGTTAATAAGACATGTAAAGAAATATCATAATATTTCTGAACAAAAATATTATGATTTAGTATTTCCTAATGAAATAAACAAAAATTGTAAATTTTGTAATAAAAAATCTAATTTATTTATTAGTTATAAACTTGGGTATAAATCATTTTGTAATACAATTTGTTTAGGTAAAAATTTTAATAAAAGAACCCATGAATTATATCCTGATCTTATGATAAAAATTGGTAAAAAATTAGGTTATGGTTTAGGAAATGATCCTAAAAGAATAAAAATGTTACATGATAGAAATTTAGAATTACATCCTAATCATCTTAGTGATATGGGCAAAATTGGTATATTAAAAAGTTGGAATAATCCTAATTTTGGTTATACTAAAAATAAATCCTGTTATTATAAAGAAATAAGAATGAGATCATCATGGGAAAAGAAATTTGCAGAATTATGTGACGAAAATAATATCAAATTTGAATACGAACCGAAATGGTTCAAATTGTGGACTGGTAGAAGATATTTACCTGATTTCTATTTACCAGAAAAAGATTTATGGATTGAAATAAGACCTAAATGCTATCAAAATCAAGAACTACACATGCGTGGAGTAGAACTTGGTATTAATTTTAAAGTATTAGATAAAAAACAGTTTGGTGACTTTTTCAAAGAAAAAGAAGGTGTGAAATGAATAAGTTATTAACATTAATATTAATTCCATTATTTTTTACTAATAATGCATTTTCAAAAATTCAGAACGAGGATGTGAAATCTATTTCTGATATAGAATCTTCAGTACTTAGTACTACAGGTAATGTATCTAGTTCTTCAACTCCTACTTGTATTACTTCTCTTAGTTCTACTGCAAATGTAGCTGCAGGCCAATTTGTGTATGACACTACACATTCTTATATACCAGCTAGTACTACAGTTTTAGGTATTGGGACTGGGCCTTGTAGTGCTGGTCAAGTTCAGATGAGTGCTAGTTCTACTGGAACTGCCACTGGTGATACAATTACTTTTGGTGGACAACAATCACAATCAATTAATACATCAAAAATATATGATGTTACTTATACAGGTCAATTATCTACATTAATTTCAAATTCTGGTCTTGGTGCATTAGCAACAGCTGCTAGTGGTTCAGCAATGACTTCTAATGGATCTGGTACAGCAACATGGCAACCAGTTTTATCAAATCCTATGACTGCTGGTGGTCAAATGATTGGTGGGGGGACATCAGGGGTTGCAACAACAATTGCTGCTGGTACTAGTGGTCAAGTAATAATGAGTAATGGATCATCAGTATCTTCTTTTAATACAGTACCTGGTAATTCAACTATTTTAAAATTTCCAGCAATCACTACTTATATTACTAGTGGAGGAGCATCAGGTACATATACTGTACCAACTAGCCCCAGCCCACTTTATATTATTGTTGAAATGGTTGGTCCTGGTTCTGGTGGGTCGGGGAGTGGTGCATCAGGGACAGCAAGTCAAGCAGGTAATCAATCAACTATTTTTGGAATAAATCATAGTAATTTACTTGTAGCTACTAGTGGTGCAGCTACAGCAAATGAATTTAATTCAGGTGCTGGTGGTACTACAACTGTAAATTCTCCAGCTGTTCAAATATCAGTTTCTGTTGGAGGACAAGGATCAGCAGGAACAGATTCTTCTGGAACACCACAAACTCTTGGTGGTGCTGGTGGAGCAACACCATTTGGTGCTGGTGGGGGTGGTGGTACAGGGTTAACTGGGGCTTTAACAGGTGTGGCTAATTCAGGTGCTGGTGGAGGTGGAGCCGGTGCTGCTGGGCCATCTGGTGCTGGTGGTTCAGGTGGAGGGTATTTAAAAGCTATGATTACTCAAACAAATTTACAAACAACATATACATGGCAATTAGGAAGTGGTGGGGCAGGTGGTACAGGTACACTAACTGGTGGTAGTGGATCTGATGGTAAAATTATTATAACTGCTTATTATCAATAAATAATAATTAAAAATATCCTAGGAGGGTATATGAAAAAGTTAGTTAATTTTATGATTGCATCAATGATTTTATTTAGTCCTATTTTACTACTTGCACAAACACCTGCACCCACAGTTCCACCTGTAGTAAATCAAGTTCAAACTACAGTAGGTGGTGCAACTGTCACTGCTGATGCATTTTTTGCTAATATTGCTGCTGCTATGCCTGGATTTTCTGCATTAAATACTTGGTTTAAAATTGCTCTAGTTCTACTTCTTTTAGATTGTTCATTAAAAGTATCTTTTTTAACTCCATTATGGAATAAACTTGGTACTAAATTTGATAGCTTGGCTCCAGTAGTATTTTCACTGTTGGCAGGTTTATGTCTGATGGCAGGAACAAATGGTCTTTCATTGAAAGGCGTTCTATCATATCTTTCAGTAGGTGTTGGTGCATCAGGTTTAGCAGCAATTATAACTGATTTAAGTGGTTCTATTAAAAATCCAACTGTTTTATCATTTTTAAATTTCCTTAAAGGAATTCTTGGTGGTAATACACCTACCCCACCTGTACCTCCAACTCCTCCTACTACACCACCTGCAGCTAGCTAATGTTCATAATAGCTATTGCTACTAAATCAAGCATTAAATTAAGGAGTTCATCAGATCCTGGTGTAACCCCAATTCCAATTATTGATCCTACTACTAATGTAATTAATAATATAATTCAAAAATCCATATTTAATGTTGCAATTAATGCTATTTATACTAGTATGTGTATTGCATCTCCATGGTTAAAATATCCAATTATCAATTCTATATTTAAATATATATTAGGTTATTTTGGAAATTATCTATATATATTTTTAGCTCAAGATGCTGTAATAACTACTATTAATGTTCAAACAGAACAACAACTAGCTGCATATAGTGCAGCTTCATCTGAATTAGCTGTAGCAATTCAAAGTGGTGGTGATACTACTATTGCTCAGACTAAATTTCAACAAGCTCTTACTGGAATAGTACAATTTGATGGAATTACCAATATAAAATAGTTTAGGATAAAAATGAAATTAATGTTATTAACTTCTATTCTATTTTTAAGTGGTTGTAATACTATTCAGTATCGTGATTCTGTATGGTGTTCTTCTCCAGACCTTTCTAAAGGTGGAATTTGTGTCCATTTTCTCACTACAGCAACTGAGAATATGGATTCTAATCAATATATTACATGGTTAGTTGGTTCAGGAGATAAAGAAGGACCAAAGATTTGTACTACTGCATCTACTTTGGCTGATTGGAAGGGTAATTTAGAAAAAGAATGTTCTGAACATTCTAATTGTAATTTTAATTCTAAAATAATTGATGCTATTGATTCAACATTGACATTAACTAATCAAAGTAAATAAAGGTGTTTCTTATGCCAGAAATAGTAACTGAATTACCCGGAGAGGCTATGATAATTGGGATTGCTATTGTAATTATATTGATGTTACTTGCAATGAATATCTTTTTTATTCGAAGATTGGTAACAAAATTAGAAGATGTCCCATTACTATCTCAAAGAGTAGGAGCTATGGAAACTACTATTAGGAATTTAACTAATGATTTAAAAGATATAGGTGATTTAAGAGAAAAAGTAGCAGTTTTGAATTATGCTTTAGAAGAACTTAAAAAGAAGAAAGATTAACTCTTTTTCTTTCTTGCTTCATGCCACTGTTCCCATTCAGAAATATTTTTACCATTAATTCTTAAATTATCCTTATATTTTAAGAATGTCTGTTCTGCTTCTTCAGGTGAAGAGAATCTAAAATTTGATTTTTGATAGAATTCATTAGATCTAGAACTAGACATTGATTCATATTCCCATATTCCATCTTTGGAAAGATTCATAGAATTATATTTTACCACCCAGCTATTTTCTGCTCTATATTCTACAAAAATACCAAATTTTTCAATTAATTCATATTTAATAATTTTCATATAATTTCCTTATATGGTCTTATCTTATTACACTTAGTACACATTTCATCTATTTGATTTAAACCAATATATTTTACCCAATTATGATTACATAATGTATCTTCACTAAGAATAATTTCATTACAAATATTGTAAGATTTTATTTTTATTTTATTAATTTTAATTGATTCTTCATAAATTCTTTCTTTTAATTCATTATTTGTCATATATTATCCTTTTGTGGTAAATATCTTTTTATTTGTGAATACCATATATTTAATGAATTTGGCATTGGTCTATCATTATTAATTTTTTCAATAGTATCATTAATAAAAGTATTCATAATATATATTTCTTCATTAGAAATTTTAATTATCAAATCTGGTGGTTCACAAGCATGATTAAAACTATTTATGATACCTTCTGTACCAATATTATGGTTACCATAAGATTTCTTTAATTTTACTTTATCACCTATTTTAAAATCCACTTATTTCTCCATTATAAAAAATGTCGTCCACAAAAGTTATTGCTTTTAAACGACTCTAGCAGATATCTCCACTAGCCTATCCGACTTTAGTATAATCCCCTGTGGCCAACTGTCGGGTAGCTCTCCACAGTTCGAGTTAATGAAGTTGCAACTTCATTAACTAATCTTTTCACAACTAAAACATCCATGTCTTAGGATTTGATCTCAGTCGTCAGACATCGATCTATTAAGATACTTTAGTGGTAAAATCAATACATTGTTGATCAATATTAAGAATACAATACCCAAAAACATCAAGAAGTGAATATATTTTAAGAGCTGAAAAATTAAGATTAAAGCCTAATACTTTATCTAGATAATAATCTAGAGAATCTAGATTAAGAATATCTAATTTATTATCAACAGTTTCAACAATATAATAAAATCCTTTATCAGAATTTTTATTTGGAATTGCTTTGATCAAAATTTTACCCTCTTTAACCATATGTCCTCCTTAGTTTTAAAATAAAAGCCAATCAGCTTACATTTAACTTATCGGAACATTTTTCTAAAACAAAAGGGTTTTATGAAAAATAAATTTCTTTTTTGAAAAATAGTTTAAGATTCACATGAAGTACAATCATCAGCACTATTAAATCGACTACTACTATCACCTTTCAATACACTAGATGTTCTACAATAGTAAAGACTCTTCACCCCAGTTTTCCAAGCTTCCATGTGCACCTTATGAAAATAAGTGGGGTCAACATTAGCTGGAAAGAATAAATTAAGACTTTGAGATTGATCAATCCATTTTTGTCTTTGAGCTGCTTGTCTAACTAGTGCAAATTGATTTATTTCAATAGCAGTAAGAAATACTTTTTTCTGGTGTTCATTTAGAAAATCTAATTGTTGAACACTACCTTCATTATTTACAATATCTTTCCATACTTCACTATTATCTTTACCTAATTTAATAAGAAGTTTTTTCAATGTTGGATTATAAATAATAAATGTACCTTTAGCTGTTTTCATAGCAAATGCATTTGCAGGATTAGGCTCTATTCCTGGACTAACATTTCCTGAAATAACAGAATTAGTTGCTGTAGGAGCAACTGCATTAAGATGAGAATTCCTTCTACCTGAACTCTTACACCATTCTGGTTCACCATATTCTTTAGCTAAATCTTCAGAACTTCTAATTGATTCTTTTTGAATATAAGAAAAAATATCTCTATTTAACATCATTCCTTCAAATGAATCAAATGGTATATTTAATTCTTGAAGAAGAGTATGCCAACCTAATACACCTAATCCTAATGCCCTACTTTTTTCAGCAAAAGAAACTGCTCTCTCAAAACCAGCAATATTCTTAGCTTTTTCAATAAATTCACTCATTACTGCATCAAGAAACATAATTGCATAATAAACACAATCTGTGTTTTTCCATTCTTCCCATCTAACTAAATTAAGACTAGATAGACAACAAACAAAAGTATTATAAATATCTGTATGTAAAACAATTTCACTACAAATATTTGATGTTTTCACAGATAAATTATTTTTAATATAACATTCTGGATTTGTTCTATTGACTGTATCAATAAATAATAGATATGGTTCCCCAGTTTCTAATCTAGTTCTACAGATTTCTGTCCATATTTTTCTACTATATTCATCACCATTTTCTACATCTTGCATAAATTTATCATCAACACAAACACCTTGATGAATATTTAAACATTGCCTATTAATATCACCATGAGCTCTTCTAATTGGTAGATATTCTTCTATATCACCATGTCTGACTGGTAACCACAATGCACTAGCACCACGACGAGTTGATCCTTGAGATACTGATAATGTAGCAGTATCATAATTCTTAGCCCAAGGAATTATACCTTCACTTTTACCATTTCCTCTAATACCGGTACCTCTACTACGAACATCACCTAAATAAACTCCTACACCACCACCATTTTTAGACAACATTGCTAATTCATGAACACCTTTAAATATACCATCAACTGAATCTTCAATATGTTCTGAAAAACATGAAATTGGTAATGCTCTATCAGTACCTAAATTAGATGCAACTGGAGTTGCTAAACATAACCAGTTATTCCATATTAAACTAAAAAATTTATCTTCTAATTGTGGTTTACGAAGATTTTTTGCGGCTGCCTGAGAAACCCTTTTATACATTCCTTTAGGAGTCTCATTAGGAAGTAGGTAACCTTCTAATAAGGTAGAAAGGCCTTGCTCCGTTAACCATTCTGGTGCTTCTCCAGACAGTTTTAGCTCTTCTAATTTGCTCATTTTTTATCCTCATTATACATTGATGACCAATCAATATGTCCTTTAGAATAACCAGTAACTCTCTGAGCAAAAAAGTCCTGATGTTCAACCCCACCTGTTAATACATCAAACCAACTAGTAATTCTTTCTACTGCTTCTTTATCTAATTTTCTCCAATTAGATGGTAATCCTAAATCACCTAATTTAGTATTAGCTCTATGTCTAATAAATTTTTTCAAATCATTTGCTGATAATCCATCAATTTCTCCATGTTGAAAACACATATCAATAAAATTATCTTCCAAATCAATAGTATCTCTAGCAGCTTGAATAATTTCTTCTCTTAATTCTTCTGTATTAATTTCTGGGTATTCTGAAAGAAATGTACGATATATATAACACCCTGCTTCAGAATGCATTGATTCATCTCTGACTGAAAAAGCGATAATTTGCCCAACACCTTTTAGTAAATTTCTTCTACTAAATGACATTAATACAGCAAAACTACTAAAAAGGTTAACACCTTCATTAAATGCTGAAAATATAGCTAAAGACTTAGCTATATCCATTTTTGATTTACCTTTAATATTTATTAATCTATCTATTTTAGCTTTTGCTTCTGGCTGCTGCAGAAATGCAGCAAAATCATCAAGACCTAATGATTCATTAAGATATGCATAAGATTTAGCATGAATTGATTCAAATGCTGCAAATGTATGAGCCATCATTTGAATCTCAGGTTTCTTAAACCAGCGAGAAACTTTTACTGACCAATAATCTTCAATAAATAATTCTGTTTGAGTAAAACTCTTCAATACTCCAGCTACTACTGATTTTTCAGTTTCTGTAAGTTTACTTTTCCAATCATTTATATCTGAAGATAATGCAATCTCAGTATGCAACCAATGAGCTTGGTGTTGTTTAAGCCAATATTCGTATGCCTTAGGATATTCAAAGGGAGAATAAATCTCCCTTTTGTCTAAAAGACCCAATTTTGTACCTCAAATCAATTTAGAATCGAATTAATTTCTGGACAATTTGTATGATCACATACAAAAACTGATGAATTAAATCCTGGAAGATCTAAAGCAATTAGAAGTTGTAGTTTAGGAAATTTTGTAGTAAAATGACCATATAATTGAGGATCTAAAAATACTATATTATTTTTATTATAATAAACTGGTGAAGTAAAATTAAGTAGATCAGAAACATTTTTTAATTGTTCTTGCATATCTCCTTGTACTTCTTCTAATTCACGAGTTTCAATATCTAATAATGATTTTGCATTTTCTACTGTATCCATTATTTCTCCTTATTCATAACCCAACTTGGTGGGGTAAATTTATTACAAATTACAGCACTTGCTAGATCACCACTTAAATGTGGCAATGGTCTATGACTAACTTCTTCTAGTTTTTCATCTATATAACATTGCAATAAATATGCATAATCATATAATTGATTATTTTGAGTTGGTACACCATATTGTTTAAAAATTGAATTTACTGTATAATTTAAATTACCATTAATTTGTTCACATAAATGATAATATAATTCATGAAAAAAGTTTTGCATTTCTACTTGATTATTAATATGACCTAAAGTAATAGGTAATACTTCATTATTAACTGATCTTTGTTTATTCATTTCTTTATTTTTAACTATTTCTTTACCTTGTTTAGAAGTTTCCTCATATAAATGCAAAGAAATAATATTATTAGAAAAATAACCTAGTGTTAAATTTTTAAATACATCTGAATCTTGGTTTTTCAATAATGAAAGCACACATTCTTGTAGAAATGTCCACTCAGGAATATTAATTCCTGACATACCAAATAAACAATCATTACTACGAACAGTAACCTTCATATTTAATTTGTTATCTCTCACCCAAAAATAAATAAAATTATTGCATGGAATATCTTTACTTTGATCAAGACCATATTTATCTTTAAGTGCAGTATGTGTATCTTGTTCTGCACTCCAAATATTCATAACTGCTCTACGGGTATTTGGACCATCCTGTTTAAAAATATCTAAAACATTTTGAATTTGATTATAGAAATATAATCTGGGGCCATAGGCACCACGCCATGTTTTTCCGTCATCACTATAATTCTTGGCTCTAGGAAGAAGAAAATTCATCAATGGTTCTAATTTATTCTCTCCAGCCATAATCCAAAATATTTCACCAATAGTTGCATAAATATTATTAGTTCTTCCTTCTAAATATAAATGCCTGGCTTTAGGATTAGTAAGAACTACTTCTTGATCGCACAATTCAAAAGTTTCTCCATTTCTTGAATCAACCTTATTACCTTTAGTTAATAATGTTTCACACACATCAAAAGTTAATTCATTCAATGAATTACCAGAAATAATATCTTTTTTTAAAATCATTAAACACCTTTTTCTATTAGTTCAAGAATAGCTTTAGTAATTACTTCTTTTGATTGATCTCCAACTGGAAGATAATAAATACTCTCTTCTGGAGTAAATACAAAATCATTACCAGTTGATAAATAATCAAAAAATGAAAAATAGTGAGCCTTCAATTCTTTCCATTTAAATGTTTTTTCAAATTCATCTGTTGGGTCATTAATATATTTAATATCTTTATCTAAGAAAATAATAATAATATCAAAATTATCTTTAATAACTTTTGAATAAGTTTCTTTATGAATTTTAAATAGTAAATTATTTTGATCATCTGTTAATGATGATGTTTTACCATAAACATAAGTAGAAATATGACACCTATCCATAACAATATCTCTATCAGAATCAAATTCAGTAAATATATCTACAATATGAGATACAGTATGTAATAATTGTCTAGAAAATGGGTCATATGATGGATTATTTTTAACTTCATCTCTCAAAAACCCAACTGAATTAGTAGGACTGGGTTGAATGATTAATTTAGCATTAAAATGATTGGCTAGAATTTTTGTTTGTACAGATTTTCCTACACTATCCGGTCCTTCTAGAACAATTAATTTACGTTTTGCCATTTATTCTCTCTAATTATTTTATTAATAATATTGGTGGTGTTATTTTTATTTAAAATAACGTTAATTATATAATTTAGATATCTTATTTTGGAAGGATAAGTCCTGATGGTGCTTTAATAATTCCACTTTTTACAGCTTTATAATCTTGAACCATATCTTTATAACCATTAGCTAACATTGGTGTTATTTGTAATTCACAAAGAATAGCATTTCTATTTATATCAATAAAATTTTGTTGTTGTGATAATATATTAAATGGTATAAAAGTTAATGTTGGCCTTCCACCAGGATGTGTTGGTGGTTGTACTTGAGGTATCATTGGCACAATCCAAGCAATTTTATCATCTTGTACCATTTCTTCAGTAATTATATCAATTCCAGACACTAATTTATAATGTTTTATATTATCCATAAAAATACCGGTTCTTTCCTTTTCCATTTGATAAGTTATAATGTTTTCGAAATTCACACAAACATGACTGAATATCCATAAATGATAGATAATCAGAATTAAAATAAGAATTTTTATAATTTATTTCCAACCAATTTTTGTTTTCTTGTTCTTCTAAATGTTCAAATATTTCTGATTGAATAGAAGCTAAATATTTAATTAAATCTTCTGCATTATTTTTATTAACAATATCTTTAAAAATAATCTCTAAACCAGCATAAGCACCTGGTCCGCAAGTAACCCAATCATTATTTCCAAATTTAGAAATTTTAGCATATCCTAAATCTAACATTATTTGCCCAGCAATAAATGGACCAACTAATGGAATTTCTCTAAGTTTTAATATTTGTTCTTCTGGTGTTTGTTTTGATTTAAAATCTTCTAAAAATAGATGGACTCTTTCAGCCAACCAATCCAACATATATAGAACTTGAACATGTTTTCTATTACTTAGTTCTTTATTCCATATTGCTGGAAGAATAAGATATGCATCATTCCAGATAGATGGTTTTACTTTAGATTTTTCGTCTAATTCTTTAACTAAAGATTCAACATTAAAATTATGCGGTATTAGTATATAATTAAATACTCTTCCATCAAATGTTTGATCTAAATTAAAGAATCTATAAGCCACTATATTAAGAAATTTGATAGTATCATTAAGATCAGTATTAATTATTTTTTTAATTATATATTTTGAACCTCTATCTAATTCTCTATATACATTACAAGATTTAAATTTTTGAAATATAGGATCAGTGGTCCAAGGTTTTGGTTCTTTAAGAACTTCTTTTTTATGATAAATCAAATGTCTATCATAGATAAATTCAAAAAAAGATAATTTATCAATCATTGTATATTTTTATTATTTAAAATATCATTAAATTCTTGTTCATTTACTACTTTAATACCCAACTTTTCTGCAGCTTTGGATTTAGATGACTTTTTATCAGAATTACAAACTAGATATTTAACATCTTTAGATATTGCACTTACCACTAAAATCCTTTTTGATATCATAGTTTTAACCCAATCATCCCTCTTTACTGATAAACTACCTGTAACAACCACTTTGAATTTATAAGTAGATTCTTCTACTATGGTAGGAATAAGTTTAAACATTTTAGATATACGCATCCAATGATTCTGATTTAATGCCAAAGAATCAACAACATTCTTACTCACTTTACTTTCTTCAATTTGAAGCATTGAAATAGTAGTTGGGTTATATTTACCCAATTTATTAGCATTGGCTTCACTAAGACCTGGGATATTAATCATAAACCAAAACTCCTTGTAAAATAGACCATTTTCTAATTTAATTTCAATATTTTTCTCAACTTGATGAAGTAATTTACCTCTGTGATCACCAAACTTATTTATTAAAACATTTAATCTACCTGAATTTGATTTAGGCCCAGATTGTTTAAATAATGGAATAAAATTATCTATGTCTTGAATATCAGAAAAATCTTCATTAACTGGAAATTGGTCAAGCCAATCATTTAATATAGAACTAGCAACCCCATCAGGTTGTCCTGCAAAATACACTAAATTAAAAATAGGTGTTCTTGATTTAGCATTACATTGAATATTTGGACAATTAAGATAAGAACCTTTCCATTCAGTTGGTGTTTGACAACTAGGACATTTATCAGGCACTTCTCCTGATACTCCTTTAATAACTGATTTAATATAAGGAATTACTTCTCCTGAACGAGTAATTTCAACAATAGCACCTTTACCAATATTATTTTTTACTACATAATCACCATTATGTGCAGTAGCAGCAGAAAGCATAGCTCCTGATAATTCAACTGGATCATAAACAATCAAAGGGGTTATATGGCCTTTAATTCCTGTATTCCATTCAACATCTTTAACTACCACCTGTTTAGTTTCAGATTCAAATTTATACGCAACAGAAATTTCTTTATTATCAATAATTTTATTTTCTGTAATTACTATACCATCAGTTAAATATTCAGAATTTAATCTCCATTTATTTAAATCAGCCTCTGTAACATTATTTAAATTAATAAATACATCTGCCGTTTCTAAATTTTGACTTTTAATAAATTCTAATACTTGAATTTTGGAATCAATACGACAAAATCCACCCAATACTGAATAAAAAACAGCACTAAAATCCTTTACTATTTCAGTATCTTCTAGTGAATTTAATACACCTGATACCATATTTCTAGAATTTGAATATTCTTTAGAATATTTTTCTTCAAATGTTTTAGTTTTTATTAAAGCTTCACATCTAAAACAAACTTGACCAGTCCATGGAATATTAGTGGGAACAAATTTAGATACGTGTTGTGAAACATCTATTCCTACTTTACCATTTCCTCTAGTCAATGCTCTTTTAAAAGAACCATTTATATATTCAACAGTAATTGATGAACCATCATATTTTTTAGTTATTACTGGATTTTCAATATCACCGACTGAATCAACTTTTTCTAATGAACCAACTAATCCAAATTTATGAGGGTATTTTCTACCTTCAATTTTCCAGTCTTCAAATGCACCAAATCCAGGTTGAGAAAGAATAGGGTTACTTGGATCTAAAGATTTTAATTCTTTAATCCAATAGTCAAATTGATCATCAGTAGTTACTGAGTTACCTTGATAATAAGATTTTGATAAATCTTTAATAATGTTAACTAATTCTTCTACTTTATTCATTAATTAAATTTCTTTCATTATAAATTCAATATTATAGCCTCTATTAGTATACCATAATATTACTTCATTACTTTCTTCTAAACTTAAATATATTATATTATTCATTTAATTTAATCCATCCCAAAAAGTATGGAAAACCTCCAAATTAGTTTTTCCTGATAACTTATCATGTTCTTTATCAAAGAATTCTTTCACTACTTTAGCTAATTCACCTTTTAAATAATCACCTTTTTTATAAGGATACTTCTTTGATGATTTAATTATTTCTAAAACTTTAAAATCTTTTATTTGAACAGCCAAATTTAATTCATCACCAATATTTAAATGAAAAGATGGATTTTTAAGAGGTTCATGGTAGACATGAAAAGAAACACCTTTATATCTACCAAGTGTAGCCATTTCATTTAATTTTTTTAATAAATTTTTGGCTCTATTCATTAATCACCTTTTAGATTTGTAATTTTATCTTTCATAACTACTTCAAATGAACCTTCTGGTTGAATATTTTCAAGAGAAAATTCATATGCCATTTCATTTAATTCTGATTCTGTCATATCTTTATGCAATTCAACTTCTTCTTCTGAATCACAACCAGAATAATTACATGTTGAATACAACACTACTGTTGTTCCTTTGGGATATACTTTTTCTTTTCTTTCTACTTTATTCATCTCTACCTCCAACTATCTTATCGGAACATTTTTCTAAAACAAAAGGGTTTTAGGAAAAATAGATTTATTTAATACTTTCATAAAATTGCTCACAAGCTTCATTATTAAAAGGAATAAATTTACTCATTTCTAGATTATTATTTATAATTCCTTCTACCAAAGATAGATCTTGAGTTTGACCATTTATTCTCAAATTAGAATTATTATTACAATAACTTACAAATTTATCTGCTAGTTCACCCAATCCTAAAAATTTGAGATAATTATATCCAAATACATATACTGGGTCATCGAATTTCTGAGTATGTACTTCACATTTATTTAAAGTTGGTGATTTTAACTCTTTAGATAAATTTTTATTATATTGATAGTTATTCTTAGTTGCTGTTTCTGTACCCCAGCATGTACCTTTAATTATCTTACCACCATTACGATTAAAGCATCTATCAATCATTGATTCTCTTTTATCATAAAAGAAATATTGATAGAAAACATTATTATACCCAAATTTATTATGTATTGAATCTAGATTATATACTGGGCTAAGAGTTAATGGGTATCCTTCACAAATAAAATTCTTATTACTAAATTTTTTAATTAACCAATAAACAAACCAAGCACCAAATCCTGTATTTAAATAATCTAGACCTGTCCAACTATGTAATTTACTTGCTCTACCCAATGCATATTTACCAGTTATAAATATATTTAGATCTGGAAATTCAATAGCAATGGGACATTTCTTATTTTTAAATTCAGTATGATAAATTTGATAATTATAATTTTTACTTAATAAGAATCTTAATAGCTGTTCAACTCTAGTACCTTTACCTGAACCTGAAATACCTTTAAGTTGTGCATATGAAGAAGTAATCATTTTTATATTTCCAAATCTTTATATTGATTAAGTTCAGGTAATGTTCCTGTATCCAAAAATATATTCATTCTTGATTTATCTATTTTCTCGTTTACTATAGTATTACCATTAGGAACACATTCTTTCATCCAGTCATAAATAATATTAAAATCTACCCCATAAAAATATGTTTTAGATTTATCAATATCCTCTAACAGTCTTGCCAAATAATAACCAAGATAACGTCCATCTTTACGTCTAAATAATTTTTTAAATGAACATAAAGCAGTTTCAACATAGAAATAATCTACTTTAACATCTGGAAATCTTAGTTTAATCTCATTTATAATAGAATCAGTTTCATAATCAAACCATTTTATCATAGCTGAAGTATATTTAACTGATTGTTTTACTTTTTTAGTTCCATTATCTATATAAATTCTAGATGCTAATTCTGGTTTATCAAGAATATAACATAATCCATCAGTAGGACTTTGAGTATTCATGCCAAATTGTATTGAAGTTGGTTCAATATTTAACCCACAACAGTATTTAAGATGTTGCATATAAAAGAATAAAACATATCTACCAAAATATCTAATATTACTTAATTCAGATTTAAGTTTATTATAATTTACTTTAGGATCATCACTATTACAAATATCTTTGAAATATTGTTCTTGTGTTCTACCAGCTAATAGATCTTTATAACTAGAAATAATTAAATCTAATTTACCACGATTCCATTTTACATCCGATTGATGATGAATCTGTTTGTAATTGTTTCTATTCCAAACTTTAATATCTTCTAAATCAATATTTTCAAGATCTGGAATATAATTGAATATAGCATAAGCTGAAGCGGCATCATAAGTAATACCATAAAGAAGACAGAAATAATATCGCTGTTCTAAATTATATTCTTGTCTTTCAAATAAATAATTAGTAACAGGAATAGCAGTATCTATATCATTATTCCTATACTGCCATACATAATATTTTATAAATGCTTCTCTACGATTCTCAGGTAGGCGAAAATCCATCATTTATCCAGATATGAGCGTTTACTTCCAGGACTATCAATAATAACTACACAATTATCTGAACCACATTTACATTGAAATGATGTAGATAATTTACTTTCATTATCTAAATAATTAAAAGTTATTTCTTCTCCAATGCTAATATATTTTTTAGCCCTCATAACTCTATTAGTTTTATCTACATAACAATTTGGTGAACAACTATGATTTGTATAAGCACCCCATGGATTTACAACATGTAAATTGGGTGATAGTTCAATTGAACGTAAACTAGAATTTTGAGAAAATTCACCCATATCTAAATTAAATACTTCTGCATCTGGTAAGAATAGATTATTAGCAACTAATGATACTTGCCCAAATTTATTTTTCTTGAATGTTAACATCAGTATCTCCTAATTGGGATTTAACTAAATCATACATATATCTATTAGAATATTTATTATTCAATAATTCTTTTTCTGAATTAGTTTTATCTGTTCTTCTAATAATTAGATTCCAAACTGATTGATTATTAATACCAAATTCTTCATATTTCATATTCTCATATTTCTTAAAATCTTCAATATCATTACTTAATAATGGTAAATTTACATAATATGAATTTTCTTTAGTTTTACTCCAATATACTAATCCGAGTTTATTATAAAATCTCATTGTATGAGTTAAATCATCACAATTCATACGGATTCTTGTCTTCCCAGAATCATAAGCTAATTTTACTGCTTCTCTAATTAATCTTTTAGCATATCCTTTTTGACGATATTTAACTGGAGTAACAATATTAAGAATGGTAATATATTTTTGTTTAGTTATATTATAAAATAATACAGAAGTTATTTCACCATTATCTTCAATTGCCATAACAGGTTTTTCTTCATATTTATAAAAACTAGCATAAAAAGCCATAGAACCACTAGAAAAATTTAGTGTTTCCTTATCATTAATATCTATTTTATTATGAAATTTATTAGCATATTCTTCTTTTGAATGAAAGAATACAATATTCATAATTCACCTTTTAAAATAAGTTCTCTATTTTTCAATACTGTTTCCATATCATTAAATTTAGTATTAGTTAATAGCCATTTCTTTTCTAATTCATGATCATATGGATATTCCTTTGGTAGATTAAAATTATTAGCCCAATCTTTAACTGGTTTTCTATCACTTAATGCTTGATCTAAATATTCCATATCAAATAGAAACATTTCCTGAAGATCATTAATATTAATTGATGGATGGTGCCACCGAAATTCAATCGATCCTGATGTCCATAATGAATACAAATTAACTGAAAATCTTTTTGTTGTTTGCCATAGAATTCTACCATCAGATACTACTGCATGACCTTCTTTAAATTCTTTAATAGTTTTAGCATTCATACAGTGATTATAACGCAATTCATTCATAATCTTACGATCAAATGATCTAAATGATTTTGTATTTCTACCCATTTCAGGAAGAATAGTAAAATACCATTTATTGTCTATAAACCATTGTCCATTCTCATTAGTATAACTAAGTATTTTCTTAAGACTATCTAGATCCTCTTTAGCACCTTCCCATGACAAATGAATATGTGTTACTGATTTATGATTCACTCTAGCCTCAGGAAATCTTTTAAATAATTCTTTAATTTTATTCATCATTTCATCTAATGAATAAGATGGTGTTGAATTGAATTCAATTCCTAATGGATAATCTAAAGCTGCAGCAATACCATTGTGATTCATAATATCTGGATCGAAGGAAGTAGTCCAACCTTCAGGCAATGGTCTATCTTTTGGCACATCACATAATTCTAATTCAATACCTAGAGAATATTTTTTCATTTTGTACTTTGTACCATACCAAGTTGTTGGGAATATTTATAATATTTATTCACTTTTTCAGTTCTTTTTTTAATTTCACTTTCAAATGTTTGATCGCATTGAAATATATTCTCTCCAGTCATTATTCCTAAAATAACATGTAAATCAATAAGTTCATCTTGAAGCCGTTCAGCATTATTTTTACTTTGACCTGGTTGAATTTCATTAAATCCAAATTGTTGAGTTTTCAATGCTCTTTGTGCAACTTCTGTACATTCTTCTGCCAATTTGGTAAGAAGAAATTGAGATCTTGTCATCATTTATTTTAGCCTTTACTTTTAGTCTGTTGGTATTTATTATGTCGTTCTAAATTAAATTCAATCTCAGTAGGGAATTTATATCCATTCCATCTAAGTGATTCTATTGGTTTATCATTTAATGCTGCTTCCATAAAATCTCTGCAATATTCAAAAGTGCTTTCTACTACTTCAGGATCCAAAGTGGCATAGAAATGACGAAATTCAATAGTACCATGTTTTTTAGCTGAACTCAAGTTAACACTATACCGCCTACCAGTTTGGGGTAATACTCTACCGTCTTTTACTTTATAAAATGAATTAAAAAAGTCTTCTAATGTTTCAGCATTCATACAAAATTTGTATTTCCAATCTGGTAATGACTGTCTATCAACTTTTGCATAACCCCATGCTGCTGCATCCATAAGTGGGTGTTTAGTGGGGTTGAATGTTCTTGATAAAATATATTCAGCATTAATTTGAAAATAAGATAAAATTTTCTTTAATGCACTTAAATCTTCATTCAATCCTGGATAAGAAACATGGAAATGCGTGTGACTACGATGGGTTACAGTTACACCTGGTAGTAATTTAACAGCTAATTCAAATAATTCTTTTTGTTCTTTGATAGTATTAGTTGGTTTAGTATTCACTTCACCACCAATATCATGTAACTTACCTGATGGATCAATTGCTATGCCATCTGAATTTACAATATCTTTTTCATTTGAATTCCAAGATAATCCATCAGGTAATACAATAGATCTAGATACATCTGAAAATTCATATTCGGCGCCAAAAGTAAAATTCATAACTGCCAATCCTGAAGATTAATTCCTTCAATTTTATCTAATATAACAACCTTATTAGCTTGTAATCCATAAACCGTTCCCGGTTCTGTTTTGGTTATATTTAACAGCTTAGTAGAGTCTTCAAAACCTACTAAAGACCTTTTAATAATCTCTTTGGTTGAAGCTACAATAGTAAATTTTGAATATCCTTCTAGTTCAGCATAATATAATGGACGTCTACCATTACGATAGAATTGAATATTACCATCAACCCATAATTGACATATAGCCATAGAAAAATGTATATCATCCTGATTTTTGCTTAAAGTGAGAGGGTTAACACCATTTGACATTTTAATATGGGCAATTTCAGTATCATTAGTAGTTTTGCATTCTACATTAAATAACGTTTTCCACTGATTTAGGTTAGCTTGAGTTATTACCCCATTCATAGAAATAGATAATTCACCATCAGCAATAGGTTGTGCATTTTTAATATCTGGATCACCCGAGGTACTATATCTTGTATGTGCTATAAGATTAATAGATCCATATTTTTGGATCTCTTCTTCAATATGAAACCAGTACTTGTCTGTAAATTCTCTTGATGGAATTTTATCTTTAAGTGTTGTAAGTCCATATTTAGAGATATAAGAAACACCAGTACTATGTTTACCTCTAATTTGACTTTCTTCCAATAATTTACGAACTATTGGTAAATCTCTAACATCATTTGATCTAATACCTATTACACTACACATATTATTTATTATTTTCTTTAAAAAATTGAATTGCTTCAGCACAATTAGTTACCCATAAACAATTAGGGACTTTTACACATAAGACTAAATCAGGTCCTATTAATGGAGAAAATGCATATAATGCTTGTGCTTCATTAAAAACAACTACTCTATTAATTAAAGTAACTGGGTTATTAGTACTATAATGACTATCAATAATTAATTCTTCTAGATTCATTGAGTTCATTTATTACTCCTATACCAATCAATAGTTTTAGTTAAACCATCAATCAATTCAGTTCTTTTTATATTAAATTTAAAATTATCTAATTTACTAGTACTACCAATTATTACTGGATTATTTTTACTAGATTGTTTTTCAAATCTAATATCACATTGTTTATCATTAATTAATTTATTAATAATAATTGCTAGTTGTAATTCTGAATTACCCACCCCAGTACAGATATCTACTTTATCACAAAAGTATGTTTCATTTTTATTTAAAAATTCCATCATTGAATATAAATAATTTACTACATCCTTTACATAAATAAAATCTCTAATTTGACTACCACTGCCATAAATAACTGATGGTTTATTATTTAGTGATTGATTTATTAACTTTGAAATAATTCCTGAATTAATATCTTGTCTTTCACCATAAACATTAAATAAATTACATTCAATAAATTTATTATAATATTTTTCATTAATTTTAGAAAAACTTCGTAAATAAATTGTATTATTAATGGATAAATCAAATACACCATCTGTTAGATAAATAACACTATCATGAACTAATTCTTTGGATAAGTCTAAATTAATAAACTGAAATTTAGTAGAATCAAGATGTGATAGATTTTTTCTATCATTTTCTTTAGAATTATCAATAATTATTGGATAATCACCATTTTCAATTATTTTCTCAACTAAATGAGAACCAATAAATCCAGCCCCACATGTAACTATATATCTTTTCATTTTTGTTCTTTAATATTATTAAAGTCTATTTTATTTAATTGAGACACCACATCAAATATTTCTATTTTTGTTTTATCCCAATCTTCAAAATTAGATTTATATACCAATTGTGTGAGTCTATTCAATCTTTCTTTTAAATTATGTACTACTTCAAAACCTTCTTGTTTGGCTTTTAATAGTTCTAATTGATATAAATCATAATCAATTATAATAGTTTTCATTTTATTCTCTTATTTATTTAGATTTTGGTTCTACTACTGGATCAGTTTCTAGTCTTAATTGTGTACGTTGAATTTCCAAATTAAGATAATCTCTATATTGTTTATCTGTTACCCATTGTTTGGGTGTTTCTTTAGATTTCATCCTATTAGTCAACTCTTCCAGATATCTTTTTAGATTTGCATTTTTAGTTGATGTCATTTAATCTCCTTAGTTATGATATTCATTACCATTTATATCATGAAAAACATTTCTTTCACCATAATTATCAGTAAAATCACCTAAAGTAATCACATAATAATAAAAATTATCTACTGAATCAGGTGCTACTTCTTCAAACTTTTGAAGTCTTACTTCTTCTACTGGTAATTCTTGAAGAAGAAGACGATTTTTAAGTTTCTCCGGAAAGATACCACCAGAAAAGAATTTTGAATTATCAGTTAATAGGCGATAATATTTCATATTATTCTTTCATTTCTTTAACTTCAATAATTTCAAATTCTTGATCAATATATCTAGTATTTTTCATTTTATAATCTTTAGCTAATTCAATAGCTTCCTCTTCACTATTAGCTTCAACTTCTTCATCAACCATATAATGTACTACATGTATCATGGTAACATGATATTTTTTCATGATTTTACTCCCATAGTAAAAGAAATTAATTTTGATCTTATATTCATAAGACGAATTTTTTCTGGACCATTACAATAGGGAATAGATTGACTTAAAGCTAATCTAATTCCACTTCTTGTTTTTTGTTTCATTTTAAGATATTCTTCTCTAGTTAAATTTTCTAACATTTCTATTTCAAAATAACTATTTGTATAAAACATAACTAACCTCCAATAAATTAAATAAAAAGCCAGTTTGGCTGAGAAATCGAACCTCACTAGTTACCCAGAACCAAGATTGGGATCGAACCAATCATTTCGCACCCAAGCACCAAACCAGCTTACATTTAACTTATCGGAACATTTTTCTAAAACAAAAGGGTTTTATGAAAAATAAATTTTAATCATCCCAAATCAGCTGCTGATTTCCATCTAAGTACCATATTATCATATACCCAAATATATGCAGCTGAATTCTTTTCATCTAATAGATAAAGTTTATTACCTTCTACTCTACCTACAATCTTTGGATTACCTGCTAATAGCCATGCTAATCTATAAAGATCAGTAATACCAGCTGCTAGTAATTTAGATTCAGTAGTATTAACTAATACTTTATCACCTCTAAAATATGGTTTATTTATCTTACTCATTTTTCATATCCTAATACTTTTAATGCAGTTTTCTTTGAAAATGTTAATTTTAACGGGCTATTTAATATTTGAATGGTATAAAATATATGTTTTTTATTAAACATTTTTATTGATTTAATATCTAAAATAGTAGCATATGAATCTACTCTATATTCAACAATATCACCAACTTTAAAAACTTTAATTTTATTCATTATTTTTTTCACCTAAAATCATTTCTTCAATTTTTTCTAATTTATCTTCTCCAATTACATTCTTAATATCATTTCTAGTAAATACTTTTTTTCTAATTTTAATACTTATTTTTTTATTCTCATAATCAGTTTCACTATAAATCTCATATTTCTTCCAGAAATTTTCAACACATAAATTATATGTAATTTTTTCTTCTTCTGGAGAAGAATGAAAAATAGATTTAACTTGTTCCCATATTAGTTTATCTATATTTTGATAAACTGAATTAAGTGCTTCTTTAACTTTTTCATCTTCTTTATTCATACAATTTCCGTTTTAATTTTTTTGAGTTCCAATTTTGCTTTGTCAGTTAGATAAAATATACCAAGACCTTCTCCAACAAAACCAATGTCGAATGGTCCAATCATAAATCCTTTTTCAATAAGTATTTTAACATCAACTGAATTTAGAAGGTAACAATAATGATTTCTAAATCCCGGATTTCTTGTATTAAAACCATAGGCATGTTTAATTATATTTATCTGTCTTTCAGACAATTCATCTAAAATCATTTTTTCTTCACAGGATTGTTTATCCTGTTTCATTTCATTTTTCCAATAATTATCCCAATGGTCATTCATGTCTTTGTGCAACCCTTTTTCAAAGCAGTCTTCACATAATTTATCAAATTCCAAATAATGAAAGAACTTCCCGCAATCTTGGCAGGATTTAAGACATGATTTTTCACCTATCTTTTCATCTTCTTTAGTCAATTATCACTCCTTTATCAAATCAACATCTAAAACTCTATATGTTGCTCTATGAATACATGGTCTGTATTCTTCTTTCCATTCTTTAATCTTCTTAATAGTTTCAGGAGAATATGGTTTCCCAACTTCTTTTACTTCAGGTACTTCTTCATATTCTGTACATAATAGATGTTGACCATTCACAAAGAAAACAAGTTCTGAATCATTTGGTGTAGTTACAAAAACATCATGAATTGCATTATCATAATCCCAACTTTTCCATGTCTTTTTATTGTAGCTAGTTTCAATTGGATTATGTGCTGATATCATAAATCCAAAAGCCTTTTTAAAGTCAGGGTGACTAAGAATTAATTCCTTCATCTTTTCTATTGATGAATAATAAGCAGTAAATCCACATTTAAAAGTATCAATATAAACTTCAATCATATTTCCTCTAATATATTAAAAGCTATACTACCTATTACCCTATTCCTGTAAAGTTTAGGTTGCCCACCGTTGATCAAGCAATGCTTCAGAGCGGGTAGTACAGCAAAATTATTCATATTTTAAATCCATTTAAAGTAAGAAATTCAGTTAATTCACCTAATATCTTCCATAGTTTCTTACGACTAATACCAAGCAATTGAGCCCTATTATGTGGTGGGATATAAATCTGATGTGGTGTTTTCTTATAATCCTTAATTGATTCTTCATATTTATCTAGAATATCATTTGAAGGATTAATACTTTCAATTATAAATTTCTTAGTTACTTCATCTTGTCCTTCAAGCCACTTAAATATCAATTTCTTCAATTGATTATACAATGTAATATCAATAGGAGATTCAATCTTTGTTAGTAACTCACCTGCCAATAAACTAATATTACTATTTACTTGATTAGTATAAGATTTATTATGATAATGATAATTATCTATATCATCTTCTAATTCATTCCAACTTAATGCATTTTTACTATGATGTTCCCTAGCATAATAATGTCTTTTAATACTAACAATTTCATTTTTCAGCATCACTTTAGTATATGAAAAACAATCTTCTCTATTATCACTACATTCTTTTATTTTAGGAAATTTTTTTATAATCTTTTCAGCAAGATGTTGTTCAATATCCTCTCTAGTAAGATATAGTTGTAAATATTCATCATTAGAAAATGATTTAATTAAATATTCAAAATCTTCAATTTTGAGTTCTTCAGGATTAAACATTAGATTTTTCTTTTATATGTTTAAGTTTAAATTCATTAACAAGTTTATTACGTTCTTTTTTAGTTTTACATGATCTAACTTGTTCTAATTCTTCTTCTGTGAATTCTGGTTTTTCATTTTTCCAATAACTAAAATTAGTAGAAAATCTAGGTTGATTACGAATTGCTGCTAAAGCAGCTGCTACTGCCAACTTATTATTCATTTTACCTCCATTTTAATTTCACATGTCCATTTTTCATGATCTCTATATACTTGATCAATAGGAAAAGATTTTACTTCTTTTTTATCTAAAATATTCATTTCAAATTTATATGCTTTAGATGCTACATTTTGAAAAGTTAGAAAATCTTTTCTTAATGCTTCACCCTCTAAAATAGCATGATTGTCACCAATTCCTTTTACTTTAAATTCAATAGCTGAACCCCAAGAACTACCAATAGAAAAATCCATCTTTAAAGGACAAATAATCCATGGATATAGTTCTGCCATTTTCACTTCATATAAGTATTGTAATCTTTTTATAATTTGAAATAACTCTCCAGGATAAGTGTCATATTCCAAAGAGTCATGAACACTAGCCACAAATAATGATTTGTATCCATCTTGTCTCAAACCATAAATTAGATGATTATTAGTAATTTCAATAATATCTGATGCGCTACTTTGAACTGGATAGTTTACTGCACAGTTCCTAGCATGTGCAAGTAATCCCTTATCCTGAGAGAAGGCTTCGGGGACGGGGATGATTCTACCCATTGGAGTAAGAGCATAACCATCTTTAAGAACCTGTTTATGCTGGCTTGCAATCCACGCTTTTAATGCTGGTCTCCCATCAAAGAAATATCCTAAAATAGATTCTGCTTCTTCAGATGATACACCTAATTCAGGTGCCATAGAATATGCTGTTTTACCAAAAGCAATACCGAAATTAATTGTTTTACCATGACCACGTTGTTCTTTTGTTATTTCATCTACTGAAACTTTTCTTCCTAACTTATAAGAATAAATTAATGCTGCTGTATCTACATGTAGATCAATATCTTTAGAATATGCATCAACCATTGATTGTTCTTTAGCAATACTAGCTATAATTCTTAATTCCAACTGAGAAGCATCAGGTGCTACAAATAACCCACCTTCACTCTTCCATCTACTGGTGAATATTCGTTTAAAATCGCTTTTACTCGGAATGGAATGAAAACCAGATGAAAGACGCCCAGTTACTGTGCCTGGGATATAAAAATCAGGTTTATATGATGTACCAATCATATCTTTAGGAATACCATTTAATCTACTATTCAATACTGCAATTTCATTACTTTTTGACAATGAAGTTAAAAATTTATTTTGTTCAGATCCTTCTTCACACTTTGTTTTTAATAAAAATTCAATTGCATCAGCATTGGCCTGTGGCTTTTTATTACCTGATTTACCACCATCAGTCATGAATTGTTTCATAGCTGGGAATGCAAAATATTTATCTCCATAGATAATATCTCTAATTTGATCCCTAGATGTAGCAGAAAAAGCCTGTTCTTCCATTTCAGCATCAGTCATTTTCTTTCGTTTAGTTTTATTTAATTCAATCAATCCTTGTTTCTTATCATGAATAAATTTCTTTACTACAGAAGTAGATCTCATTTCTTGTTTGAACTCTGTTAAGGCATTATCGAATTTATCTTTGATAAATCCATACATCTCCATATCAATTTCAATTCCTTTTGTTTCTGCTTCAGCAAATGGAATACTAGCTCTAATAATTTCTTCAAGAATATGTTCAGTACCTGGTACCATTCTTTCTTCATCACTTTGATGAACTTTCATATTCCAATAAGCATCTAGAGCTGAATATTCACACAGAATACCAGTAGGTATATTTCCAAAATGTCTATCTTTAATAGCAGTAAATTTACTTAGATATCCTTCACCCATCTTCTCCCAGTCATCAGTAACATTGAATTGTCTTCGAGCACGATCCTTTAATTTAAGACTTGATCTACCACCATCAAGTTGGTGTCCACTAATTAATGTATCATTTTTAATTTTTATTTTATATAAATTAATACCTAATTCAATTGATTCAAATCCTAAATCAAACTTAAGATTTTGACCAACAAGAGGTACTGTTTCTACAATTTCTTTAACTAAAGATTGAATTTTAATTACTTGTGATGGTGATACTGAAAAAGGAATAGTATATTTATCTTTGATAAATTGAAATTGTTCTTCAAAGTAATTTTCAATAGAATTATCTAAAAAATCTAATTCACATTTAGATTCTTCAATATCAGCGCTATCATTTCCACGTGAATCAATCCAAGTATAAATTTCTTCTCTACGTTTAGCCAAATCTTGTGGTGCATGAATATTCATTGCTTCTAAAGCATTAGCTTTATGATAAGTATTATTTATCTCTAATGGGATTGAGACACCAATAGGATTATCTTCATGACAAAATGAATACATAATAGACTTACCTCTATATGGAGAAAGAGCCCCTTCGGGATTCTCCTCACCATCTTTAGGTCTAGTTTCAATATCAAATACTGTATAATCTATTTTCCCAGATTTATATTTAGATAATAGATTTTGAAGATATTCAATTGCTTCATCAGGATTTAATGTTTTAACCCTTTTTGAAATATCAATATCATTTTCTTTAAAATTAAGTGCTTTAACAAAAGTTTGTTTAAATCTGGAAAGAAGATTAGGGTTTTTAATAACAGCTAATGGACTATAATTAGGAATAACATTAAAAGTCTTATTAAACACTTTTAATTTTTTACCAATTCCTAATTCACTAGTTATACCCTTAGTATTTTCAATCAATGATTCTAATACTGTATTTCCTAATGTAACAATAGGAATAGATTCATCAAACCCCATCAACTCTTTAAATAGAATTGTTTTACAATTATCAATTTCTTCTTTATTTGGTAGACGATAGCCACCATTTTTAGTTATAGGGTCAGCATGAGTATAACATTTTAGAAGAGTAGTATAATAATATATTGTATCAAAATTATTAGGTATATCTAATGCTAATTCAATTAGTTTTTCACTATCTTTAGTAAAAAGATTTCCTCGGTCATCTCCAGGAATATCACCTATAATTATTACTGTTGGATTTGTAAATCCTGTTTTATTTTTGATAAATGGGTTATCACATGATTTATGTAAACCACATTTATTACAAATTGGGAACATTTCAACCTTTTTTCTTAGCTTGTTCATGATGCCAATTTGCAGCCATCATGTAAGTAATACCAAGTTGAACTCCCAATCCATCATCATTATCCATTCCTTCACTTTTAAGCTCAAATCCTTTATCATAAAGAAGTTTTGCTGCTTCTTCATGTTCTTGTTTAGTAAAATCTCTATGATCAGGATGAAATGTTCTTAGATAATATTTCTTTCCATTCGATAAAGTTCCAATAGGTTGATCTCTCATTTTCTACCTCCAACTATCTTATCGGAACATTTTTCTAAAACAAAAGGGTTTTACAAAAAATAAATTTTAATTATTCACTTTTTTCTTTAAACATTGCCTTAGCTAAATCTCTAGTTATTGGTATCTTCACATGACTATCACCACGTCTATTATCACTAATATATAAAATACCATCAGGTTTATCATCTGCAAAATTAATAGAAGACAGAGACCATGCTCTATGAGCCTTACGAGCTGAATGAGCTAAATGTTCTTTTCTAATTAATTCACCCTTATTAGGAATTGCCCAACCTTCTCTATTTGGTTGGGCAAAACTTATAATAGGTACTTTAAAATAATCAGCTAATTGTATTAGATCTTTATATATTTCCCCAGCATCATTATACATATCATCTGTGTTACCACGAATAGGACAAAGACAATCATCATAGTCAACAATTATAAGATCTGGTTTAACACCCATCTTACTCTTAACTCTAGATATCCATGATCTAATATGTAAAGTATTAGCAGTTCCTTCTGGCCAATATTTAATAAATAGATTTGGTTTATATTTTAAAAATCTTTCAATCTTTGATTTATATTCTGGGGTATGAATATTATTAAATTCACTATAAGTCAAACCAGTCAATCTACATGCATATTTAGTAGCTACTGCAATCTCACTAATCTCTAAAGAGATATGAAATACATTTTTTCCTGTAGCAATATTATATGTACCTATATTACAACCCATAGTCGATTTTCCACATTTTGGTGGAGCCTGAATTATATGCAATTCTCCTGGTGCTAATCCACCACCAAATGCTCTATCAAATTTATGCATTCCTGTTTTAATTAATTTATCTTCAGAATATACTTTATCTGAAACTTCTTTTAGATTAATAATACTATCAAAATTTAATCCTTCATCTACCCCACATCCTACTGATACTGCTTCATCAATTAATTTTAATCCTTTTTCATAACTGCCATCAGGATCTTTTTCAAGTATATTAACACATTCTAGAATAGCATTTTTAAATTCTTGTCTACGAGCAAATTTAACAAATGAATCTATTATTGATTGCTCAGATTTAATATGTAATTTATATATTTCTTTTACTTCTTCAAATAAAAGTTGGGCAATTTCAGAACCATATCCATGAGAAGTAATATATTCTTCAATTTTAACAAATAATTGATCTCTGTCAACTTCAGCTTCATAAGTTAGAATATATTTATATATGATTTCATATAAAATCTTAAGAGATTTTGTTTCTAAATATTCTGCTTTAATTAATGAACCATATTCAGTTGCAAATTTGAGATTATTACATAATAATTTCAATATTGTTCTTTGAAACTCAATTGAATATAGATATTCTGATTTATTTTCTGACATTATTTAATTTCTCTGATACAAAGATGAACCATAAACTAATTGTTCTAAATTCTAATTGTTTGAATTTATTAACTACAAAATCAAAATCTGGTTTGGATTGTAATTGAGATTCAATATAAGCTGTTTGTACTTCTGTATTGGATATTTTACATCTACTTAGATCCATCAATTCAAGATTTCTTTTAAAGATATTAAAATTTTCTTTTAATTTAATTAAATTTTTATCTTCTAATTTATCTTTATTTATTAATCCTACAATATCAAAAAATGATGTTTGTTTATCTGGTAATTGTTTAATAATTTTAGTCGCTGCTACAGGACCAATCCCCTTAATTCCAGAAATATTATCAGAATCATCCCCCATCAAACATTTCCAGAAAATAAACTGATTAGGACTTACTTCTTTATAATTAGAAAAATTATTAAGAGTATAATACTCATCTTTCATAGCTCTAAATACTTCCATACCATGACTAACCATTTGAAGATAATCTTCATCATCTGAAATGACTGTAACTTTATTTCCATTATTAAATATATTTTGACCTAACCTAAAAATAACATCATCTGCTTCTTGTCCTGCCATTTTAATAGTAGGAATTCCCATTTTAGGTAGTAGTTCTTCTAGAATCTGAAATGCACAATCAAAATATTTACTTGTGTCTTCTTCACCTTCTACTTTTGGTGATTTAATTCTCTTTTTATACTCAGGATATAACTCTTCTCTCCATTTTGCCCTACCCCCATCAAATACCACAATAGGTTCTCCAAATTCTAAATATTTATGTAAAGATTTTAGAAAACCGAATGTGGGTCCAGTAGAAAATCCATCACTATTAGTAAGATGTTTGAGTTTATGTACATTTCTCCATAATAAATAATTACCATCTACTATAAAATATTTCATATTAAATCCTTAATTTTATTAATTACCTCTTCTATATTATCTTCAACTTCTTTATTAGTAAATCTTACTATTTTCCATCCTTGGGAATTCAGAAACTTATCTCTAATTTGATCTTTTTCCTTATCATGCCAATCTGGATGATCAAGTTCAATATTTATATTTGCATCAGGAATAGTAAAATCCATTTGATATGGCCAAAATCTTAAATCATTTATAATTAATAAACCACAATTATATAATAATTGATTTGCTTTATGAGTAAAAAATTTCCATTCTATAGGGCTAAGATTATAATGTTCTTTTTTGAATTTATTTAATCTTTTTAATGAAAATGTTGCTGCTTTAGATTGGTGGTTTGGGTGATTATTAATATAATCACTTAGAACTTTACCACAAATTTCTTTAGACATATTAGGATTATCTATACGAAGTTTCGCTAATTGATTTCTAGCACTATTTCTTCCAGTATTAGTTTTAGCCCAATGCCCTTTTATATAAATAGTATCTTTATATATAGAAGTAATTTCTAACCCACATCCACATGTACACAATTTCATTCAATTTGTCCTAGTTCTTTAAGTAACTTTTTATGAGATTGATATATTTGGACTTCTGATTCATCGCAATCACCACAAGATTCATAATAATTCATAGTCTTTTTTAATTCTATAACTATTTTATCAAAAGCTGATTTTTCTATAACATTAAGATAATTAATAGATAAAGAATTTTTACATGGTTGATCTGGTAATTTGGAAGCATAAGAAGTATGTGTCATATCCAGATAAAACTCTTTTGGTTTCATTATTTTTCCTCTAATTCTTTTAATACTTTTAATGCTAAATTTCTTTGCCAAGTAGTGCTGTCACCATATATTCCCACTGGTTTTGATAATTCTTTTAATGCATCTATTGCCTTATTATAAGCAGATTTCTCTACTACAATAAGACCATTTTCTTTACCAACAACCCACTCACCATCAGCAATTTGATGACTCTCAAAATGTAAACCATCATCACCAACTTCAATACGTTCCTTTTTTAATTTCCATTCTCTTGGCTTCATTTATTTTGATCCTCTTCAAGTTCTTGTAAAACATTTCTAGCTAAAGTTCCAACTGGAATAAATTCACCACAAACTTCACCTTCTATCATTCCAGGAACATCATTAGTAATTAATCATTCTCTTGGTTTCATTTTGATGATTCCAATACATCAAAATGTTCAGGTTTGAGCCAAATTGTGTGATTATGATCTTCTCCTGCTTTTACCATAATTCTAAATTGACCTTTAGCAGTATCATCTTCACTGATAATAACACCTTTACATTTTTCATAAAAACTATTTTCTTCAGTCACTATTACTTCTTGTCCATATCTATATTTTTTCATTTTTCCTCCATTACATTATAATAGAATTAGTAGACATATTTAAAGAAGTCCTGGAAATTGATTCAGATTCGGAAAAGAATTTTTGATATCCATCTTTATAATCAGCAGGATCTTTTAATTTACCATTATCTGTTTGAGTTAATGGTATTTTAATTAAATTAACTTTTATATCAGCTTTCAATAATTTTATAATTACCTTATTTTGTTCTTCAGCTGTAGTATCCGCATCTAATGATAAATATACTTCATTTGTCTTATTCTTTAATAAATTAACTTGATAATCAGTGATTGTTTTACCTAATAGTGCAACTGCTGATACACCAGTAGCTTTGTTAGCAAATATACTACTTACAATACCTTCACAGATAATAACTTTACCATTAACATTATTTATGTTATATAGTATAGCTGATTTACTACCTTCAGTATTAATATACCTTGGTTCTTTTCCATTATAGGATCTACCTACTACATAAGTACATTCATTTGAAATATTAAAGAATGGAAATAATATTCTACCAACCCATTTTCTTACTTCCCTATCTTTAGATTCATCAAAGAAAGGCATACCTACTCTAATATTATATTTTTCAATATCTTGATCAGTAAATCCACGAAGAAGTAAATATTTATAAGCAAATGGTGTTTCAGATTTAGTAATAGGACAACTAATTTCATCCAAATTAACCAAATTAACTCTTTTACGAAGAAATATTTTATTTATTTTATTTTTAAGATCATTAAAAGTTGTAGCTGTATTTCCAGATAATAAACTTAATTCTTTTAAATCTGATAATCTGCCTCTAGATTGACATCTAAGACAGTTATATACCTTTTTCAGAATATTAAAACCTAGATGAAATTTATCATCTACTTTACCTAATTTCTGATAACAGAAAGGGCAATTTGTGAAGAATTCTCCTTCACGGTGACCTTTAATAATATTATCTGGAATAATATTAAGATCCATTATTTAGTTCTCAAATGATTAATAGAATATAATGCTCTTTGTGCATATTTCATATATTCATCAACACTTATACGTTCATCAAAATTAGTATTATTATCATAAAAATTAGCAGTAGCTAATTGTTTAAGTACTTTTTCTAATTCTGTATTAATACTTTTTTCAATAAGAAGTTCTTCTCTTAGATTTCTTATTTTTTCTGCACTAACTATATGAGTTGTCACTACTGTACTTTCAGCAACACATTCAGTTAATCTATCTACTTCTTCTAAAAGGAATTTAATATCATTGGAACTAAATCCACTTCTTAAATTTGACCATAATCTTCTACGAAGATCATTTAATTTTTCTTCATTTGTCATTAAATTTTCCCCCTAATTACTTATCGGAATAAAGTTCTAAAAACAAAAGGGTTTTACAAAATTTATTTTTCATTTTTTAATTTTTGTAATTCCAAGGAATGTGCAATTACAATTTTCCAAAATTCAGTTTCATTTTCTGGTACAACTGGTGAAATCTCAGTAAATAATTGAATTCGTTTTTTAGAATGGGAGGCTAAAAAAATATGAGATTTATCATAGAAATCAATGATATATACATCATTTCTCCCTAGTTTCTTTTTTCTTAATGATCTACCTATTTTTTGGAGATTACTGATACGTGATTTTCCTCCACCAGCTTGAATAAGACATTCAACACTAGGTAAATCAAATCCTTCGTTCATTACTTGAGACCCAATTACTATTTCCCAAGCATCATTCTCAAATGCAGTTCTAAAATAACTATAATCAATAGGTACTTCTTCAATCACACCAAATTCATCAAATTGTAAACTAGTCTGACCACCAAATATACATACTACTTTACGATGTTTTAAAGACATCATAATTTCTTTGGCATGATCTAATCTTTGCACCAAAATTAATACCTTGAATTTTAAATTAGCAAATTTATTAGCATATTGTGTAATATGGTTGTTTCTTATTTTATGTTTTACAATAAAATTATTATATACCACCATCCAATTTTGTGGGTATTTTAACATCCTACCTGGAATAGTCTTGAAAAATACTACTGGGCGTGAGTTCCTACCAATAGTAACTAAATAAGAAGATGGTAATTCAAAGCAAATACGTCCTGCTAATCCATATAATAAACAATCTCCTGAATCTTCCCAGATAGTGGTCTCTTTAAAGGCTGATCCAGTATATAATAAGAAATATTTAGGGTTGGTACTAAGAGCTATATTCATCCATGAAACAGATCTAGAATGATGAGCTTCATCTTCCATTAATAAATCACAGTTAATAATAAAATCATGTAAATAATGATCAGTATTTTTAATTACATTAGATATGCTATTTACCACACCAATAATTATTGATTCAGTACCTTTTGGTTTACTATTACCATGCAATACTGCTATTTTATCTTTAGAAAATTGTCTATCTAATGCTCTATTATAGAATTGATCTGCTAATGCTACATTTGGTACTAATACTACACCTTTAGTAATCTTATTAGATTCTAGTAAATATTTTATTATTACTAACATTATCTCTGTTTTACCACCACCAGTACCTATTATATTAATTCCACGTTTCCAACTAATAGCTTTTCTAGCAGCTGCAATTTGGTGTGGTTCTAATTCAATACCAGGTAAATAATCAACTGGAATATCAACTATATCATGTTCAACTATAGTTGGGTTTTCAATTGTAATTTGAAATGGAGAAACTAATTGTAATGGTTCAACTAACCCATAAAATATATGTGGTTTAGTTCTAAATTCTTGATTTTCATAAAATAAAAGGGAAGTAGAATTTCCATTCTTATCCTCCCATAATAATCTCTTTTCAATGAATTTAATCTCATCAGAAGTATATTCAGTTAAATAGGCAAATTTTCCTTCTAATCGACATTTCATTATTTTTCATCGCTAGTTATTTTATGTAGTATAGCTGCTGATGCACGTTCCTTATCTGTTAATTCAGTAACCTTTTTACCATAAAATTGTTCTTCATATTTCCATGCTTTATCAATAATTTTAACTTTCATTAAAGGAGAAAGACTACATGCATATTTATAGCATAGATAATCTAGCCAATCTTTAATTTGTGGGTGTTTAAATTCAATCATTTCTCTCAATTGATCAAGCGATTGAAAGCTAGCTTTTTCAAAATCAGGTGGAACATAAAGAGGATTACCTTTTTCATCTTTTTTCTCTTTATCAATATACCCAACTGTTACTGGGAATTCAATATTTTTCCAGCTTCCAGACATTGTAATTGATTTTGCATTAACTAAATAATTATAAGTAGTTTCAAATTTATCAATACCAGTTTCACCTTTTATAGTAATCTCAACAGTTTGATTTGGCAATGTCAATTTATTTTTAACTGAAGTTAGACGTGTAGTAATACCAACAGTTTTTTCCTGACCATTAGGCAATACTACTTTATTGAAAGCTGATCTTTGAACTCTAATTCTAGCTGAAGAATAGAATTTAATTCCACCCCCACCTGGTGATTCAGGTGCTTCATATTGACCACCACCATAAACTTGATTTACAAGAATTAATGTACAATTAGATTTAGCTAGTTTAGGTGTTAAATCTCTCAACATGGCCCAAATAACCCGCGGTTTTTCCATCATGCCACCTGATTGATGTACAAATATACATGAACCATTTAATTCTAAAGCAAAGTTATGCAATCCAGGTACTGTAATATCATATACATCTTCAAATCCAGCATCTTCAATTTTAATTATTTTATGATTAAAATATTTAGCTTGTTCGTAAAGATTTTCAAAATTATCAAAATAATTAATAACTGATTGTTTAGTATAATTTCTAATTCTTTTAATTTTTGAAAAATAAGATTCTGGTGTTAATGGCAACCCCTCATCAATTACTTGCTTAGCTCTTTTTAATATTTTTATTTTAGTTACATTATCATTTTGATTTTGATAATCAAATTTTCCATTTTTATGTGAATTTTTAGTCCATTCAGAAACTCTATTTTTTCTTTCTTTTGTCCAAGTTTTATCAAGTAATTTAATAAATTCAGGATCAGAATTTCTAAGTGTAGTAGCTAATTTAGTTGATTCTCTTTCATTGTATTCAATTAAATGAAGTCTACCATGTTCACTTTTTGTTAAAATCATTAAATTAGATGGGTTATTATTTAATGGATTCATATCAATATGATGTCTATGATTACCAAAAGGTATATCTCTAATAACCATTTTATGTGTTGGTATAAATTCAGGTGAAGTAATTATTTCATAATCACCATTTTTATCTAAATTACCTGAATTATTACCCATTTCATAATATAATGGCATCAAACTATCTTCTGATGTTAAATCTTTAGCCTCTTTATATGTTCCATCTCTTAACATAAACTTATGATCTGGGGTACACTTAATAGTTTCATTATTATCAAGTGTTATTTTAATCACTTTAGTAGATCTACATGTTTGTCCAGACCACTTCACTTTTCCAGGAGAAACTCTATTTAATTCTTTATCCCATGAATAAACCCAAATATCTTCATTATTTTCATATGCTTCTTTCATTTCAAGCATAGTTCTAACTTTACCATCCAGACATTTTACTTTAGTATCTTTGGTAAAACAAAATGCATTAACTTCTCCACCTTTTTTTGGTTTAGGGTGGGCTTCATTTTCTGTTTGTAATGCAGCAATAGTATCACAAACAATAATAAGTGGCATCTTATTTTTAATAGATTTATCTAAAGTTGCTTCCACATTAGCTTTGAATGATTCAAGAGTATCTGCTTCACAAATAAGAAATTTATCAACTGGGCACCCCATATAAAGAGCACGGGTTTTATCTAAAGCTGATTCAGCCTCTTCCCATAAGACTCCATATTTATCTACTGCTTTCTCTTTCCAATAAGCAGCAAAAGCTTTAGTTACTTCTAAAGCTAAAGTAGATTTACCATGGGAATTTTCTCCATAGAATTCATATATCTTTCCAGAATATATTCCCCCACCAAATAAAATATCCATAGGAACACAATCAAAAGAATAAATAAAATTAGCATCTGAAGCTAAATTATCAGTAAATAATTTAATCTTATCTGTTCCATCTGAATATTCCTTTAATTCACTCATAAGTCTCACCCTTAGCTAGAATATATTCAACAGTTACTTTCATAGTACCAGTAAATTCACCAGGTATTTTCTTAATATTATTATTAATATAATTACCATATTCCCAAGCATTCATAATATCTTCACCTACTTCAATAAAGGATTCAAAAGTATATGCTCTTTCCATTACTAAAATATTTTTATTCATTTAGTTTCCTTATTTACATCCCAGTCTTTACGTTCAAAATTTTGTTTATTTTTTTCTACATATCGGGTAAATACTTCATCAGCATTCATACCTGATGCAAGAGCCATTGACATAAGAAAATGAAAACAATCAATAATTTCTTCTTTTAGACCATCCATATCTTTGGTTTTATCCTTCCACCATTTTACATTTTGGGTAGCTGCTTCACGTGTTTCACATACTTCAGCTTGAAGTGCTGAAGCAAGTCTATCAACCCAATTTCTTCTATTTAATTCCTCAGTAAGAGTTGCACTATAACCACTTTTATAATGAACATTCATACTATCAGGATTATAGTGTTGCATTTGTTTCTTTTCAATAACATTAGTATTAAGTTTCTCTTGCATTTCCATCATTTTAGTAAGCATATCCATATTAACCACCAATTGCTTCTTTACATTGATACTCATGTGCACAAAGTACACATTTGTTATTATAATAATCTTTATCCTCAAATTTCTCTTTCATTGAAAAACAGTCTGGTGCTCCTGCTGGCTTTTTACTAGTATTAGATTGTGTATTAAGTACAGTAGCTGCATTAGAACTATTTGTAGGTGCTGATTTAACTGTTTCTTTACTTGTTTTAGCAGTAGTTTGATTACTTTTTGAAGTTTCATCTTTTGGTTCTTCAACTGTTTCAGTACTAAGAGTTAGAATCTTATTCTCCAAAACATCACGAGTATAGGCTACTGCATCTTTCATTTTAGCATGATAAGTGTCATCTGGGTTTTTCCAGATCTTAGCCATATCATACATACCTTCTAACATTGTCTTCATCTCTTCTGTATTAGTACTAACTGGAGATGAGCCACGAGAAACAGTACGTTTAAATTTACCTTTCTTTTTTTCACGTTCAAAAGTAACATTAGAACCATTAAGTGGGTCTGTTACATCACCAACTTCAGGATTAAGAATATTATCAAGTAGCCATTCATAATTAAAATCACTTGCTCCTAACAAATGAACCTGTTTTGGATTCAATTTCTTTTCATATCGTGATTCATATGATGGGTCACTTAAAACCCAAACATTAAAATAAGCCTTTGCTGCAGGAGACCAATCAGATGTCTCAATTCTTGGTTCATATTCTTTAAGTAGTTCACACATAGGACAATCAAGACCATAATTACGATAACAATGAACTTTAGCATTATCAGCACCCACACCCCAATGAGTACGAATAATACGGCCTGGTAGACGTTCATGTGCTAGGGGTGGACCGAACCTCAATAATACCTTTTCAGTACCATCAGGTAATGAATAAAACGGAATATCAGCTCGGTCTGATTCCCCTTTGCTAAATTCTTTCTTTTCTTCTTTTCGTTTATCGAGTTCTGCTCGAATTGCTGCGAGATCTAATGCCATTTCTTCTCCTTTAGTTTAATATCTTGCGGATATTATATTTCTAATACTTTTAGTGTTTGGTACTGATCTATAACTTGGTATTTATTAATAACTAATTCTTTATTATCCAATAGAATCTTTTTTGCTGGATAACATGATTTGATGGGCTCTTTAATTGAACCTAATTTTGATCCTAAATGTACTTTATTTGATTCAGTAATAATAACCATTTTACTATATGGTGTATAAAATCCTACTACTTTCTTTTCTAATTTTGATTCTACTATCCCAAAGAAATATTCATTTAGATGTTCTATTTCACCATTTGAATATACTATAGTTATTTTACTATCTGTTTCCCAATTCATTAATCTAGATGTTTTTGAAAATTTAACTTCAATATTATTATCTTTAAAATTAATATATCGTTTTATAGAACCATTCCATTTAGATTTTTGAATTTCATTAGTAATAACGCTCGGTTTTGAGAATAAGTTCCTATCTATTTGATCAATCTCATTTAAAAGAATATTTTTAACTTGTTCATTAGTAATTTCATATGATAAAGGAACATTATATTGATATTCTTTAATAGAAGAAATAGGTTTAGAACTAATTCGTAATTGAAATTCTTCTAATTTAGGTAAAAACTGAATTATATCTTGTGGTAAATTTTGAATACAATTCAAATAAACATTTTTAGATATTTCATTAGTTTTATCAGGATTAATTTTATCGAGTTTAGATAATTCAGTTAAACAAATCTGATCTAAACATTTAAGTATATCTTTTGAAAATTTCCAATATTCTCTTTTTTTAATATATTGAAGTCTATTACTTACCCATTCCTCATAATAACCTGAATGTCTTAATCTATTCCAGTAATAATATAAATTCTCAGTTAATGATTTTGAACATGAACTAAGTATTTGATTCTGAATACTTTCTGGGGCAGAAATGAAGATTGAAATTTGTTTATGAGTTGATTCATCAATTACTTCAATAATTTTATTAGAAATTAATTCTTGGATTAACTTAGATTCTGAAAGAATAGCAATAGATGAACCAATAGGTAATTCAGTAATATGAAGATATTGTTTACTATCTCTAGTAACTAATTCTGATTTAGGATATATTCTATTATAATATAGAACACCACCATAGGCATATTCTGATTTAATTTGTCTCCATAATTCTTTTGAATCTGGTTTTCCTAATACAGATTTAATACAAAATTTAATATGATCCAATGAAAATGCAGGATATTGGGTGGTAAGTCCTACACCAATACCTGATATACCTAATAATGGCACTAATGGTAATTTTGTTTGAAATATAGTTGGTTCAACATCAGTCTCATCATATGATGGAATAAAATCACCAATATCAAACATTGATTCATCAATAAGTTCTTCAAAAATAGGACTAGTCTTAACTTCAGTGTACCTAGTAGCTGCAGGAGGATCACCAAAGCAATTCCCCCAATTGCCTCTTCCTGTAACTAATGCATTGGGTGTATTAACTAAATGTGCCAATGCTCCAGCAATACTACCATCACCGTGTGGATGAAGCTTCATTGTGTCCCCTACAACTGTAGAGGATTTTAAAAATTTACCTTTATTATGTCTGGCACCTAATTTAACTAAAGACCAAATGATACGACGATGAACTGATTTTAAATCAAGATTAGGTAAAACCCTTGATTTCGTTATATAATGAGTATAACGAGTAAGTCCTTCTTTTGTAATATCTTCAATTGGTCTACTATTCATTTATTTTCTTCTTTTAATATATATTGAATAGTTTCTGTTACCAATTGTTTAAAATCATCAATTTGTTTTGATGAATTCTTTTTAAAAGTAATAATATTTTCACTAGTTAAATTTGTATCATTTTGAATAATTTCTTTTAATACTTTAACTCCAAATTGCAAATTATTCCACCTTTTAAATAAATCTATATTACTTTTAACACTATATGATTTATCCATTTAAATCCTATTCTTCAATTACTTTTTTATAAATTTCTGCACTACAATATTGACTAATAATAAATTCTACATCTTTAACTTTATCACCTTTTTTAAAAAGCATTGCATAAACTGGTTTCTTTCTTTTAAATTTTATTAAATAATTACCATCCATTAATATATTATATTCACTAGTTTTATGATCAAATGCCATATAATTATCTATATTATCTTTTCTAGTATAGACTATACATTCTTCTTTTAATTCCTGGTTTTGAATATTATAATCAAGAGGTAATAGCATTTTCTACTTCCAATTCTGTTAAAATTGATTTTCTGGCTTCAGATAAAGATCCCATTAAAAGATTCATTTCATTAACTGAATTTTCTACCAATATAGCTTTATCTATTTTTCTAGTATTTGGATGAATAACTGGAGCTAATTCACTAGAATCCATTTCTCCCAATCCTTTATTTCTATGTATCTCATAATTCTTTTTAGGGTGTAGTTTTTTAAATTCTGCAATAACTGATTTAGTATTATGACCATACATTCGTATATCTCCAGAAATAAGAGTAAACAATGGTGAATATACTACATATAAATTGTGTTTTTTAATGAATGAAGGAAATAGAACAGTAAACATAGATAGGATTAATGAATAAATATGTGCCCCATCATCATCACTATCTGCTAGAATAAATACATTCTTAGTTCTTAATGTAGTATTTGTTTCTTCCATCCCACCAATTGCTAGAAATATATCAGTAACTTCTTTATTACTAATAACACTAGAGAAATCAGATTTCATTGCGTTGATCACTTTACCTCGAAGGGGGAGTACCTCTTGGAACTTCGGATTACGAGCTGTTCTAACTGATCCCCCGGCACTGTTCCCCTCGACTATAAAAAGTTCTCTCTCGTTTGGAGTACAATTATAAGCAACTGATAATTTCTCAGGTAGCTTATTTTCTCGCACATTTGCTTTAATATTATTAAGAGTTTTCTTAATATCCAATTCTTGAATTAATTTCTCTTGTTGAGTAATCAATTCTACCATGTAGTTAATAAATTCTTTATTGCTATTTAGTGCTTTAAATATATCATTATAAATAGTATCATAAACAAACTTCTTTACTTTATTATCTGATACTTTAGATTTATTTTGACCACGAAAAATAGGTTCTTTGAAGAACAAAGAAACTGTTAATTTAAGTCCTTGACTTACTTGTGTTCTACTAAATGTTCTACCAGTAATTTTTAAAAGATTAGAACTCAATGTATCAATAACTGAATCTACATGAGAACCATTTTCAAAATTATGTATAGTGTTAATATAACTACTAATTAAACATTGAGAATCTTTACAATAATTTAATCTTATTGTAAGATTATCATATGATTTTTCAAATTCAAAAATAGATTCTGAAGTAAGTTGTTTATCTTGAATATCTTTAAGAGGAATTAAAGATTTAAATTCTATAACCTCATTATCATCTTCTTTATATTTAATCAATAAACCTGGAAGTAATGAAGCTAAATTGAATAGCTTAGTTTTAATTAAATCAGTATCAAATTTAGTTGTTTCAAATATATCTGAATCGGGAGAAAATCCAACAGCTGTTCCTGTATTACCATTTTTTATATCTAAAAATGGGTTTTGTAAATTAGTATTTTTACTAGTTAATTTACCTTTTTCAAATTCATAAAAATATAATCTATCTCTATAAACTTTGACTTTTAAATCTTTAGACAGAGCTGTAACAGCTTTAAGCCCAATTCCATTAAGACCTGCTGATGTATGATAAACTTTATCATTAAATTTACCTGATGTATTAATTTTAGTAAATACATCAATAATTTTATCTGGTGGAATACCGCGACCATAATCTTGAACCCAAATAAAATCCTTTTTAGTATCCAAACAAACTAAAATTTCTTTACCATTACCTGAAATATATTCATCAATTGCATTATCTAATACTTCATTAAAAAGATGATGAATCCCTTCCAATCCAATACTACCAATATACATTCCACTTCGGAGACGTATATGCTCCAAAGAATCTAATGTTTTAATAGAATCTGAATTATATTCTTTCATTAATTCAATTTACCTTCAGCTCTATGTTTATTTTCAAGATGTCTTTTATATTTATCAAATACTGTAGCACTTTTAGATAATCCAGACATATCTGAATTAGTAATACATAAGTATTCATTAAGAGGAAAACAAACATCGACAACCAATGATCGTTGTTTTAATGCATTATTATAAGATATATTACATACATGTAAAGGGGACAAATTAAGAAGTTCTTTAAGATACAAAAGATGCCAATAATTATTCTTTTTATCTTTCAATAACCATTTACAAGCTGGGTGATGAACAATCTTATTTACAATATAAGGTGTACCATCTTTTTTATATACTGTAATATCATAATGATGTAACATAGATGCAGCCATAAGTTGAGTTGATTCAACTATTTGTTTATTGAATCTTTTCTTATCTATATTAAAGAAAAACTCAGCATTCTTTTTAAGACATTCATCAAATAAAAATATATTCATATTTCACATTACACAATAATTAAGATGCTAAATGTTTATTATATTCTTCTTCAGAAATTGATTTTACAGTACCAGAAATACTTATTGCAAACCTATCTCCTGTCATTCTAAGTTTACACCAATCTTTTTCAATTTCATTGAGTTTCATTTCTGTAATTTTAACTCTACCAAATGCATCATGAATAATTACTTCATAAGAATAACCTAGAGTATCTAATTCTTTTCTCCAATTTATTGCTTTAACCAATTTTATTAGACTAAAACCCTTAAATTTTAAAGCTGTATTTTGCATAACTAACCTCCGATAATTATCTTATCGGAACATTTTTCTAAAACAAAAGGGTTTTATGAAAAATAAATTTTATATAGAAGAACTTATTCTGTTAGAAAAAATAGTTTTAAAATGCTGCTTTAGTTAAATCTTTTTTAATTTTTCTCCATTTTTTAGGCCATTTCTCTTTAAGCCAAAAATATGTAATCTGTTTAATATCCCATGTAGATTTATGAAATTGTAAATCGTCATATTCATGAACACAAGTTTCATCTAAAGAACGCCATCCAATAATTAAACGTAAAAGACCATCTTTACGAATAGAATTTCCAGAAAATGCATTTACACTATGTAAACATTTAATATTATCAAATACTAGTAAATCACCAACTTTGCATTTAACAACCATATTTTTATTACCATTCCATATTCTAGTACCAGCACCATTTTTAACATCATTAATTAATGTTAATACAGCAACTTTAGCTGGACGGAGTGATTCAGTAATACTTAAAGTACCATCTTTATTAATTGAAAATTCAAGTAATTCACCATCATTATGTTTAGGTACTTCTGAACTATCAGAATAATATTCTTGAACATTAAACAAAATCCTAGCATCTAAACTTATATTTAAACAAATTCTAACAAAATTTGTTAAATTACTAATATTAGGATATTTTCCCATAAAATCTACATTAAATGTATTAATATGCGGCAAATATTCACCATCATTATGATTATTTGATATAGCATAAGCATGTGATTTTCTACCAGGTTTAGTATCTGATAAATAAGCAATATGTTTTGATAGATTCTTTTCAGTATAATACTCTTTATAAAATCTTTTAACTTCTGCTATAGTTTCTTCAGGATCAAATAAATTTAAAAGATTATCTTTAGTAAAATATTTATTCATGCAATTCCTTTAATTGTTGTATAGTAGATTCTAAATTATGACATATATCAAAATGTGTATCTAAATAATCAATCATTTCTTCTTGCAAATTTAAACAGGATTTGAAATCTTCATATCTACCTATTTTATTAAACCTATTTTTATATTCTTCTTGTGATAAATAAATAAATGGTGAATATATTTTATAATCCATTTCTATTACTTTATTTTGCCATTCTTTTACTAATGGTACTAAACTAGTATAACTATCATTACTATAATAATTAGCATAAAAAGTACATAAAGCAGGAGAACTACAACTAACTATATATTCATATCCAGCAGTAATAGCATGATTTAATTCATACATCTGATTACCAACTACTGCTGGTCCATCAAGAGAATTTAATTTAAAATTCCTATTAGAATGATCTTTAATCCATTCAGGAACATATTGAACATTGAATCCTTTATTTAAAATTTTATTTACTAAATTAATTGCTGCAGTAGTCTTTCCTACTCCGGGAGCTCCATGTAACATTATTAATGTTTTCATTATTTTCATTTATTTAATGCCTCAATTAGTGCATCAGCCAAATTAACTGCCATTTGAGCCTTATGAAGAGCTTCATGCTTATCATTGATATTATGAATCCCAGCAATAGCAGGAACAACAAGTCCTTGCATAATAAGAGCAGCAAAGTATTCTCTTTTCCAAAGTCCAGCATATTGTCCTGCTGCACCTTCAGAATTAAAAGTATTACCAATACAATCAAATGGGTTTGTTTTAGGTTTTTCTTGCATATTTTATCCTTAAAATGAGTCTGGACAATGTAATAATTCAAAATGACTAATAGAATCAGTAACTGTGAATACTTGATGAAATGGTTGTCCTCTATAAGTATAAATAATACTTACTGTACTAGTTTGTGTTGGTACTACAGTAACATGTGGACTAATAATAAGTGTTTTATCTTGAATAAAAAATCTATATGCATTTGTTTGTGAACATAAAATATTATTTACCCATACTGAAGCTTTATAATTCATTTATATACCTTATAATCTTGTTTATCACTTTTTCAATATTATTTTCAATTTCTTCATTCTTAAATCTTAATGTATTCCACTTATATATTTCTAATAATTGTTTATCTCTTTTAATATCATTTTCTTTATTATGACCCCATCCATCTAATTCAATACATAATTTATAATTAGGAATAGAAAAATCCAATATTGGCCCATAAACTCCTAAATCTGGTCCATCACTTTTTCTAAACCTACTATCTTGACTAATCATACCTAAATTTTTAATTCTTTTGCAGTTTCATGATTCCAAAAATATTCTTCTATTTTTGAACGACCTTCATGTTCAGATCTAAATTTAATTTGATTTTTAAAACTTTTACTCGCAGCTTTAGATTGATGTTCAGAATCTTTAGAAATTATTTCTTTTATAATCTTTGATTGTCTTTCTGGGTGTAATTTATGAGTTCTTTTACCAACTTGTGATGCTATTCCAGGCATTCTTAATCTATGACCATGAGCAAAAATACTATATTCTTTTATTTCTTTACCACACCCACATTTACAGAAATTCATTATTTCACCTATTTATCATATTGTGGATTTTCTTTTAACCAATCAATTACATTATTTGCTTGATAAATAGCATCATATAAAGCATTATGCTTCACCCCAGTAAATGGCTTATTTTTAGCAATATCAAACATTTGTTTAAATGTATTATAACATCTAAAATTATAATATTTCCATGGAATAGAAAGTTCATATTGATGAAATAAATGTTCTGCTATCGGAATATCAAAAGATGAAGGATTAGCCCATACACGAGTATCTTGTGAAATAAATGAACTAAAAGCTTTTAGCTGTTGAATAATACTAGCATCAGATTGTTTTGATTTTTTAATAGTTTCTTTAGCAGTATTTGATTGTTTACTCCACCAGTCAACAGTATCAGGATCTATAACTCTACGATTTTCCATTTGTTCACTCATACTAAAGAACCATTGATATGCTTTAGAAATACCTTCTCTAGTAAATAAAACAGCACCTAAAGATAATACAAGTGCATCAGGAGTAAGAGCATATGTTTCAAAATCAATCATCAAATGTTTAGTCATTGATTTGATTCCAGAGATTGAATTATAGGTAATAATTGATCATATTCAAGTTGTGCAATTATAGCATATAATTGATCACTAGGATGAACACAAGCATCAATAAGTAGATTTTGCCAATTAGGTATAGCTAAAATATAATTATATATTTCAATAATTGTAATATTATATTTAGATGCTAATGCATGTTGAACCATTATCATTGGGGGTAATTGTGCACCCCAACAAATAGCTGGATTAGGTTCTTGTAATACAGGTACATCTCCTGCTGCTAATACTATATTAATCCAATTTTCTAAATTTGCGCTATATAATGCAGTTGCAGCTTCAGTAGTCATACCTTCTGCATAATAATTACCAGCTTCATTATGTGCATCATTGGTTAATATAATTTGATTACTAGGAATTAATAATAATCGTTCAGCTAAAGGTGCACCATATCCATCAGTACCATCAATTGAATCTGGTAACATAGACCCACCTTTACCCCAATTAAATGTTAAAACATTAGGGTATTTTGGTAATAATAATTTTTGTAAAAGATTTGGTGGATTATTCGGAGTAATTGCATCAGGATAAGCACCATTAGCTCCAACCATTGTTGAATCACCTTCCATATAAATCATTATTGGTATATTTAATAATGGTTGTGTTACAGATGGTGGATTTATTGATACTTTTGGTTGATTACAACTGATTAAAATAGTTATTGGTAATAAATATATTAATTTTTTCATTTATTTTTTCTTATATAAGATAGTTTATAAAATGATATAATATCAGTTCTTATTTTATTTAAGGTAGCAATTACACTATAAATTAGTCTTTTATGTATTTGACTAAATTTATTTACTTCATTATCACTTTCAAGCCAATTCTGATATTCTATTTTACAAATATCACATAAGTCTTCTAAATGAGTGATATGTTTAGAACATGTACAATGTGTATTATTCATATTTTCCCTATTTTAAGTATTATTTGTATTTCTAACTGGTTTTCCATCAAGATCAATAAGATCTTCAATAATACATTTAGTTTGCATTTCTCTCATACAAGCATCCATCCTGCTTCAAATGTTTCCAATTGATATGTTGCTTTATCTGGGTCATTAATCATAAAATGTTTACGAAATTCTTCAAATGCTTCTTCTACTGTTTTTGATTTGTGATTAACTTTCATGTGTTTGTTCCTTTCATAAATTTTTGGATGCGTTGATTTTCGAATCTTGCTCCACAAAAAAATTCAGCTCCATTTTGGTTTGATCGTGGAAACATGGTAGTTGGGGCTGTTACCGCGATATCTCCATCAAACTCAGGCACCGACACCGGGCTCAACTTGGCGAAGGCTTCGAGTGCATTTTTACCATTACTTTTTACATATACTTCTAACCCAGTTTCAGCTTTTCTTATATTATATAATTCCAAAGCTTTGATTAAAATTTCAATATCTTTTTCCTTATAAAATTTAACAACTTCCATAATTTATTCCTCATTATTTGAATGATCTTTATATTCAATATAAAATACCATTTTCTTTACACGCATTCTTTCAATAAAACACCAACGAGCTATAAGATCTATTTTATCAGTATTTTTAATCATAAAAAATTGATTAAAGAATTGAAAAAGAAGAAATAAGAAAAATAAAATAGCCATTATATGAATAGAATTATTTAACAAAAATAAAAGTAAATGATTCATATTAATTCCAATCTCATTTTAGTAACTGATAATGCAGAGGGATATTTATCCAATTTTTCAAAAGTGCTTTTGAATATAACTTCATTTCCAAGTTCAATTCCCAATTCATCTAATAATACTGTTAAATCTTCTTCAGTCTTAATATTATTAAATACAAGAGAAATCTCTGTTTCATCATAACCAATTTTAAACATATAATTGATTATTTGCATTAGTCCTAGCATATATTCTCCTTTTACTTAAGTTTTTTAAACCATTCATTATCAAAATCTTTAAATGCTTCGTCTGGTGACTTACCAAATCCAGCTACACCATCTTGCAAATTAGATCCAAAAAGAGCGCACCATTGATCTCCATCAATTGAGAGTTTCGGCTTATATCTAGTAGACGGCCTGCTTTCAAAATAATCAGCCTCTTGTGCAGTTCCAAAACGCATTGCATTGACCTCATATAATTTTCCTGCTGCATTTAAATTAGCTTGTCCAACTTCATCACTCCAGTTTGTCATATATAACTCCTTTAAAAGACTTTACCATTGATAAGTGCATCAGCATGTTTCAAAGTTTCATTTCCTAAATAAATTCTTAATCCGAAAAAATATACCATTTTCCATATTTGTCGTTTATTTTTAAAACTTCCAGATGAACTACAACTGGTGTAAATATATAATACCATTTAAACATACATTACTCCTTACCATAATTCATTTATACCAGATCTTCTGAATCAGAATCTGGAGATGGATAATCAGATTCTAATTGTTTTAATTCTTCTAAAAGTGTTTCATCATTATCATCTTCCCATTCTTCATCATCTATCATATCATCTTCTTCAATTGTATCTGGTTCAAGTTGCTGACATGATTCACACCAATCAATAATTTCATCTTCAAATGATTTAGTTGTAACTTCTTCATTACATTCTTTACATATTTTCATTTTATTCTCCTTTATTTCAACTCACTTAATTACTTATCGGAACATTTTTCTAAAACAAAAGGGTTTTAAGAAAAATATTTTTTGTATAGAAGAACCTATTCTGTTAGAAAAAATAGTTTAAATATCAGTTTTATACCATAGTCTATAAGTTATTATATATGATTGTGGATTATAAAGCAATGTTTCCACATTAAGAAGTATTCCTCTTAATTCATTTCGAAATAGATTTAAATCTTTCAAATTATCAAAGTCTTTAAATTGTATCATTTTATTTTCTCCTAAAATATTTAGCTCTACATTGAAATTCCCATGGGCATTTTAAACAAGTTTTACTATTTCTATCATATAAATAACCTAAACATAATGGATTTTTATCAATTTCTGGTTTTGATTTAATATAAAATAGTTTTCTAATTAATTCTTTTAATTTTGACATTTTAATATTCTCCATGAGTTGAACAAATACCAGCTGATAAATGATATCGGCCCAATTCACCATATAAAGGGCATTTTCCTTCTGATTTCCATTGAGTTCCTGTTGGATTATATTTAGGTTTTTTAAATTCAAAATAAGCAGTAAATGCATCTTTAAATGTAGCATTTGATTTTAATTGAAATATAGATGAAGTTGTAATTTCAGATTCCCCTGTTACTAATTTTACACAAGATTCATCAAATATAATTCAATCATCGGGTTGATCACCATATCTTATCTGAACCAAATAACCACTATTATTACTATTAGATAATAATTTTTCAACAATTCCTTTTGTTCCATTCCATGATTTTTTAGATATAATTTCTATCTTATCACCAATTTTAAAATTCATTTTATTATCCTTATTTTACTATTTTAAAATATTTTAATACAGCATAAACAAAATATTCTTTACCATTTTCACTTTTTAATACTATTTCATTATTACAATAACAATCTACTCCACTATCTAATACTTTATAAATATTACCAACTGTAAATCCATAATCATTGGATTCAATACATTTTAATTTATCACCTAATAAAATTAAATTATTCATATTATTTCCTTATTTCATTACTAAAATTTGATTAACTTTTTTAAGATAAATATTTTTCATACTAGGTGTTTTAGAATGATAAACTCCTAAATAATCTTTATAATGTTTTCTAATTTCATATAATAATTTGGCAGCACACATAGCTGAACCTTCTGGTGAATTAAGATTATATTCAACACATTTAGATTGATTTATACTATTAATTTGAAATAACCCCTTATCTATTGTACCATTAGAATTATGATGTGATTTAATATTAGTACCTAAACTAGTTTCAACAATAGCAATAGCAGTTAATTCAGCTGCTAAAATATTATATCTAACTGCTGCTCTTGCAATAGCTGAAACTATTCTATCACTGGGATTATATCCATTAACTTTAGCAAATATTCTTATATTATTTTCTACCCCAGCATAAACATTAATAGATATAAATATAGATAATACAATTATTTTATTCATAAATTCTTCTAACTATATTATCATTTTCATCAACTATAACAAATGATCCTTCATCAACCCATGTTTTTTTAGTTATTTCAATTGCTTCTTCAATAGAATTATATCCACCATTACAATATTCAACTGCTTCTAAAAATGTTTCTTTTTCAAATTTGCTGAAATATTTTATTTCATTTAATCTTTTAATTACCATTTTAATTTGATCTTCTATTCTATGAAAATAACAAACATGTTTACCTTCAAATGTTTCTTCACAATAACATTCTTTAGTATTAAATTCTTTTAAAGATTTATTAAGTATGTTTATAATAATTTGATTTTTCATTTCACACCTTGTGCTTTATCAAGAACAGCAAGCCATTTATCTTTTATTTCGTCATTTAAGGAATGATCAATTAAAACTTCAATAGCTTCTTTTAAAAATTGTAATAGTTCTGGTGCAGCACTAATTAAATCAGCTAATTTTTGACTTTCAATATCATCAGCTGGGCCAGTAATAGCAATAAGATTTTTATTAAATTGACATACACAAGAATGATTATCAACTGTTTTAAATCCATCAGTTGGTATATATTGACCAACTGTCCATTTCTCAGATATCCATTCAGATGTATAATTAATATTTTTTTGATTTTTCATTTTATTCTCCTTTATTTCAACTCACTTAATTACTTATCGGAATATTTTTCTAAAACAAAAGGTTTATTTTTTAATCTTAAAGTTATCTCTTTTAATTTCAATTACAACAGTTAAATAAACTTTACTAGGTTCTATATTAGTTAAATCACAAGTAATACCTGAATATGGATATATAGAAGGTGATCTACTTAATTCATTTATTATAAATTTTTTATTCATATTAACTCCTTATTTAAATTACATTACACTATTGCCACTAGCAATCATTAAATCTCTTTTTTGAAGATACTTTTTACATTCTTCAATTGAATCAAATTCACACGGACAAATTTCAAATCTTCTACTAAAACTACTATCCCAACCAAAACTAAATGGACTTTCACCTATAGTAAATTCAATTATTTTATAAATATGGCCAGTACCTTTTCCATGAATATACTCTATAATTTTATAAGAATGACCATTTATTTGATATTCTTTATTTTTCACATTTCACCTCTAATTAACTTATCGGAATAAATTTTTAAAACTTTCGTTTTATTTTTCACTTTAAACAATTATATTCTTCCAGAAAAAATAGTTTATATTTTAGATACTTTATTCAGTCAGGAACCGTTCTTCTTCGTGTTGAAGAACAACGAAAACACGATTAGGGAAGGTACTATTATTTATAGGTCTTTCCCTATTATTAATTATATTATAAACTGGAATAGAGGCAATTAAATGAAGATTAAAGAAATATCTGCAAATATTTATTTAATAACTTCAACAAGTCAATTTTATTTAACTAATAGTTTTCAAAGATTAGCTGAATTTTATGAATCTCCTTCTAAGAAATTTAAAAGAAAATATTTTAAAAAGAAACAGTTTAATAAATGGTATAGTAAACAATTTATTGAAACATATTATGAATTATGGTCTGGATTTAATATACCTGATAAAGATATAAAATTATTTAATAAAGTATATAAAGGTAAAAATTAGATGATTATGAAGAATCATTATTTTCATTAATTAATAATATATCTAAAAATAAAAAATATTGTTTGATAGGTGCATTAGAAAAAGATTATGGGACTATAGAACATGAATTAATTCATGGTTTATTCTATTTAAATAGTGAATATAGAAAATCAGTTAAAAGTTATCTAATTAATTTGTCAAAATCTTCAT